TTACCAGAAAGAATAGAGGGATTAGAAATTGAGATGGCAGAGAAGGATAACATAGACGAGAAGAACTACATCGCATCAAGGATTGCAAACCTAAAGGGAGGTGTTGCAGTGATTACGGTTGGAGCAAACTCAGACATCGAGCTAAAGGAGAAGAGAGACAGGGTTGATGATGCCGTGTGTGCAACAAAGGCAGCGATAGAAGACGGTATCCTGTCTGGTGGTGGAATAGCCTTGTATGACATCAGTAAAGAGATGACCTACGGAGACGATGAAGACGGTAGGGTTGCTTGGGCGATACTAAGCGAGGCTATGCAGTACCCATTTAGGCAGATACTGATAAACGCAGGGAAGGATGTGAAGAAGGCCGAGGAAGAAATGGTTCTTAGAGACTTAGGGTTTGGATACGATGTGAAAGAAGAGAGGTTTGGGAACATGATGGAGTTCGGGATTATCGACCCAACTAAGGTAACAAAGAGCGCACTAGAGAATGCTGTTAGTGTTGCAACGACTATATTGTCAACAAACTGCATTGTAACAAACGTAAGAGCAATAAATGAGTAAGTTTTTTTTTAAATTCATAGGCGTAAAGCCTGACGGTAACGGGTTCTATAAGTACAACCCGTTACTTTGGACAATTGTTGTACTAGCAAGTATAGCAAACGGTATTGGCGAGTGTATAGAGTATTTTATAAACAGTAAAAATGAAATCTTAAGTAAATGAAAGCATTAGGTAAGTACATAGTGATTAAAAAAATAGTAGAGGAGAAGACAAGTAAGTCTGGGTTGGTTTTAACAGCGTCAGACTTGGCCGACTTGAGGTACTCTAAGGGCAAGGTTAAACTTGTTGGAACGGAAATTAAGTACATCAACGAAGGAGATATTGTTTACTACGATAAGGTAGCAGCATTCGATATCAGACTAGATGGTGTAATGCAATCAGTTATAAAGGAGAACGATGTCGTTGTTTGTACTCCTGATTAATTAAAGAAAAGTTATGCCTGTAGCCCTTAGCTCTTAGGGGTGTAAAGTTTGGCAACACACTATTCCTTTGGTAGAAATCATTTATTGGGGTCTCACCAAGAAGCATTTTATAGAAATCGGTAACGATTTCTTTTGCTTTTGGGGAAAGTCCATATATCTTAGTCCTCTTAGAGTCGGTGTCCTTAAAAACATAAAGAAGTCCGTTTTTCAGGAGCCATTTTAGTCTACCAAACCTATATGGAAGTATTTTTTGCGCCTGATTGAAGGTGTCCTCGGTAAAATAAGACTCATGAAACAAGAAGCAGATTAGCCCTAAATCATCTTCATTTAAGTCATGTTTTGCTTTTATTGTGGATTTAATTAAAATTATGTACTTTAAGAAATTGTGTTTTTCTTTATCGTATCTCATATTTGACAAAGATATCATATATTTGCATAATGTCACTAGGTAGAACAGCAAAATTTTATAGGGATAATCCAGATGCCAGAAAACGACATAGGGAATATCAGGCAGAATACCAAAAGTCACCATCTCAGGTAGCGAAGAGAGTTGAGTTAAATAAGTTTAATAGAGAGAAGGGAACGTATGGCAATGGTGATGGTAAAGATGCGGTTCATAAAAATTCTAAAATAGTCGGCTTCAAGAGTGCGTCTGCAAATAGGGGAGATAAAAATGATAGCGCTGGAGATAGAAGAGCTAGGGGTGGTAAAAAATAACTTAAAAAATAAAAACATAAAATGGCGGTATACAAACAACAATTAACAAGTGGATATTCAAGAGCTAGGGAATGGAACCCTTCAGATACTGAGTTTATATCTTATCCAGAAAATAAAGAACCATATAAAAAACAGGCATTAGGGGGATTATCAGCAGATATAACTGGAGGCTCTTTAATAAGTGTATCTATCGGGACAGCTGGTAGAGGCTATATAGTCCCTCCTCAAATTGTTGTAGGAACTCAATGGGCAGCAAGTACTGCAATTACATCTGGAGCTCAAATATTTTATGGAGCTAACCTATACACTGTTACTGGAAGTGGGACTACATCAACAACCCCTCCAACTGACACATCAGGTAATCAAATAAATGATGGAACAGCAAGATACAGATGGGTAGGTATAGCAGCGAAAGTAAGTGCTGTAATAGGTGGGAATAACTCTAAAAATGGTGAATTAACGCTTGTTATAGACAACGCAGGAGGAGGATATAGCACATTTCCGACAGTTACAGCTGTTGGTGGAACATTCGACAAAGGAACCCCTGCACCAGCAGCGTTTATTCAGTGTTATAATGCATCTACATATCAAGTAAGAGTAACTACAATAGGAGGTGATATTGTAATATTTAATCTTTCTGCTGGGAACCAAACTTTACCAGTACTAGTAACAAAAGTATGGGACACGGATGGGCTAGGTGGTGTAGGAACAACATCAGGAACAGACATAATCGCAATGTGGTAATATGGATATAAAATTTTCAAACTGGAACAAGGAATCACACACGACACTGGTTGTGTTAGGTGGTGTGATAGCATCTTTAACGGCATTTATGCCTCAATTTTTAAGTGTACTACACGAAGCTCCATTTACGATAAGTACAGAAGTTGACAATTGGATTTTTTGGATTTTCAAAATGGCTACTGTGGTACTTGCTGGGTTAAGTATCTTCTATAAATCACCAGAAGAAGCAAAATGATTGATGTAGTTATTGAGAAGATTAAGAATATCACACTTCCAATAGGTGTTATGTGGGGATTAATAGGAGCAAACATATATATATTTGGTTCTAAGAATGCGTTTACAATAGGACAAAAGTTAATAATAATATTTAACGGTGTTGCTACAAGTTATCTAACTGGTATGCTATGCGAACATTATCATGTATCTACAGCGATAACAGCAGTTGTTGGATACGCTAGTGGGATGTTTGGTTATTCAATTGTGGTTCAAGCAATAGAGAACCAAGCCAGCTGGATGCACTATTTTACATTGAAAGCTTGTGACTTAATTGATGCATTTATTACTAGACTTAAAAAAATAATATCAAAATAACATTTTATTACAAATCAATGTATTATATTTGTTGTCATGAACTTAGAAAGAATACATGACAGCGTCACTGAAGCAATCGGTGATAAGTATAATGACAAGGATTTATTTGCAAAACACTTCAATATTGCAATACAAAGAGTAAAGCCAAATGAAAATGAAGACTCTATTCTGTATTCAGTTTTATATAGCATGCAGAATATGTTAAAAGACTATTCAAACAGCAAACCAAGAACTAAAGGTGGTAAGGTTGCAAGACTAATGGCAAAGATAGAGGTTGCAGTATTCCCGTTTTTAAAGAATTTCAAAATTAAAATTAAATAATATGCAACAGCAATTAAAATTCAATAGCGTTTTAGATATAGCAGTTTCGCAACTTGGCGTATCAGAGGTGCCAAAAGGAAGCAACTGGGGTGAAGCGGTAAAAAAATACCTAGCTACAGTAGGGATTACATTCCCAGCTAGCTGGTGTATGGCTTTTGTGTACTGGTGCGTTAACGAATACTGCAAGCAAAACAAAACTAAAAATCCTTTAGTGAAAACAGGTGGAGTATTAGCACAGTGGAATAAAATCCCAGCAGCAATGAAGGTAAGCACTCCTAAAGCTGGGGATATATTTATCATGGACTTTGGCTCTGGACATGGACATACTGGATTTGTTTCATCAGTAAAAGGAAGTAGAATAAACACTATCGAAGGAAACTCTAATGACGAAGGAAGCCGTGAAGGTTTTGAAGTTTGCAGAAAGCCTAACGGTAGACTTATAAGTTCTTGCAAGGGATTTATAAGACTTGCATTTTAATAAAAAAAATTAAATAATATGGGTAAATGGACATCGTTTAATAGCGAGATAATTGAATTGCTTCAAGAAAACGAGGCCATGAGCAATCATCAGTGCGCACAGACAATTTTAAAGACAGATAAGTCAAAGGATGAAAGCATAGATGTTAATAGTTTAACCCAGCATATTAGAAGACATAGGGCTGAGTTACTAGATAAAAACGAGGGTATTTATAACGCTACAGAAGAGTTAGATGTCCCGAATAGTAAGGTAAAACATCTGTGGGTTAAGACTAAGAATACATCGTTATTTGTAAAAAACCCAGACTACAAGGACAACGAAGAAAATGATTACGAGTTATTAAGAGCAAAGTTACTAGAAGAGATAAAAGGATATGCACCTAGTATTGAGAAAATAGAAAGAGTACAAAGCACAGACGAGCACTTATTGGTACTAGACCCAAGCGATTTACATATCGGTAAGCTATGTTCATCTTTTGAGACAGGAGAAGATTATAACTCCCAAATTGCTGTCAAAAGAGTAATGGAAGGTGTTAAAGGATTACTAAATAAAGCGTGTTCATGGAACGTGAACAAGATAATTTTCATAGGTGGTAACGATATACTACACGTTGACAATCCGAAAAATACAACGACAGCAGGTACGCATCAGGACTGCGATGGGATGTGGTATGATAACTTTGTGATTGCAAAGAAGTTATACATTGATATAATATCTATGCTATTAGGTGTTGCAGATGTACACTTTACTTATAATCCTTCTAATCACGATTTTTCAAATGGATTTTTCCTATGTCAAGCAATAGAGGCTTACTTCTCTAAGTGTGAAAATATTACATTTAGTATAGATATGAGCCATAGAAAATACAGCGTATATGGTTCAAACTTAATAGGTACTACACATGGAGATGGTGCCAAGACAGCAGACCTTCCTTTGTTGATGGCACACGAAAGCCCTGAGTGGAGTTCATGTAAGCACAGATACATTTATACTCACCATATCCATCACAAGATGAGTAAGGACTATATGAGTGTTTGCGTAGAGAGCTTGAGAAGTCCTAGCGGAACCGATGGGTGGCATCATCGAAACGGTTACGCCCATGCACCTAAAGCAATAGAGGCATTTATTCATCATAAAGACCACGGACAAGTAGCACGATTAAACCATATATTCTAACATGACACAATTAACTTTTACAACCGATTGCAAAGAAGAAGCTAAGGTACTTTTAAATGCAGTAGAAAAATCAATAGCTATTGCAGACCTCAGAAATAATTTAAGATATAAATTAAAAGATACAGACTTTGGAGATTACCAAAACTTTATGGAGGAATTATATAAAGAAATCTGCGAAATAGATAGTATAGGACAATGATGGTTAGATGTAATAATAAAAAATGCAAAAAGAAGAATGTTTGCATGAGATTTATAGAAGAAAAGAATAGTAAATCTATTGTTATGGAGATAGAACCAGAGGTTAATGATTCTGAAAATTTCAGGTGTGATAGCATTATTACATTTAAAAAAGACTTCAGAAAATACAGAACTATATTACAATTAAGATAATAGTCATATATTTGTAGCATGATAGAAATACAAGATTATCCGATATACACGCCAATACCAAGTGGATGTAAGATTTTAGGCACAGATGAAACTGGAGCTACTAAGAATTTTTCTATACAGGATGTCATGAAAACTTTAAAGTCTAGCGACTATACGGATAACCCATTGACTACTCCAATACCAAGTGGATGTAAGTTATTAGGGGCAAATGCATCTGGAGAGACTAAGAACTTTTATATACAGGATGTCATGAAGACTTTAAAGTCTAGCGACTATACGGATGCTCCTATAACTGCAAACTGTAAACTAATAGGGTCTGACGCTAATGGAGATACAAAAAGTTTCTTATTTTCAGATATAATATCAAGTGTTAATACTAAAGCTGTAAGATTACTTACAACATCTAACACATTATTATCATCAGATTCTAATAATATCATATATTTTACTATATCAGCTAATGCAATGTTAGCAATAACTACAAATGCTTTAACCCCTATACCTATAGGGACTGAAGTTACGCTTATTAAGCAAGCTGGTTCATTTACGGTAACTATAGCTCCTTCTTTGGGGGTATTTATAAACTCAGGAACTAGTAATGTATCTTTAGGGTCTGCCGCTTTTTATGCAGTTTTAACGAAAGTTAGTACAAATGAATGGGTGGTATATCCATTATCATAATAAATAAATAAAATTAAATAAAATATCATGAACGAAAAACTTACAGAAGAAGAATTGGCTCAATTAGTAGAAGCTAGAGAGTCGCTATATGTTTCACAAATGAAGCTAGGCGATGCGCAATACAAAGTGCATTTAGCTACTATGGAGTTTCAGAAATACGCAACAGACATAGAGTCTATTCAAAAAACATTGTACGATAAGTACGGTGATTTTGAATTAAATTTAAACACAGGAGATATTATTAGAGATGGAAATTAGAAAAATATCTGTAGGTTTAGATTGTAAAGATGGTGCCATGCATTACATCCACGGGCAGTCTATATTAAATGGCACCCATAAAATACATTTGATAAAAATGGATGAGTACGGGTGTATTGTAATTTGGATTGAAAATGACCATAAAGAAGTAATGCAATGGAAGTCATTCAACATAAACATGCCAATATCAATTGAATATAATATAAATTTTTAAAATATGCGTTCACCATACTGCTTCATGTGCAGGCCTGTTGGTGGAGTTAGATATGATTCGGTAAACAAAAGCGGCCTTGTTTTAAGTGCATCTTTAGAAGACCATACTACCACTAATAGACAGGCGGAGATAATCTCACTGCCACTAAACTATTCTGGGGAGATACAAGTTGGAGACATCCTTCTAGTGCACCATAATACCTTTAGAAAATATTTTGATATGAAGGGAAGAGAAAAAAGCTCTCCTTCATTTTTTAAAGACGATTTGTTTTTAATATTCCCAGACCAATACTTTATGTATAGTAGGGATGGAGTTTGGTATGCGCCAAGCCCTTACTGCTTTATGTCATTGTGCGATGAGCCATTGACGGCTATAGTTGAGTATCCAAACATAGACATGATAAATTCAGGAATACTTAAAGGTGATAAGGTGGTATATCAACCAGACTCTGACTACGAGTTCAGAATAGACGATAAGAAATTGTACAGAATGTTTAATCGAAATATATGCATACAACTGACCTAAGAGAAGAGATTATAAAAGCTGGAAGAATAGCTGTAAAGGAATTAATAAAAGTGGCCAAGGAAGCCATTATAACCAACGATGAAGATAATCTATCAGCTGATAAGCTAAAGAGCGCTGCACAGGCTAAAAGAATAGCAATAGAGGATGCGTTTGCCATACTAGATAAGATAGATGCGCAAGAAAGCGCTATTGGATTAAGTAATAACACTGCCGATAGCAGGATAGTTGATACTAAGGGATTTGCAGAAAAGAGGTCATCTAAATAATGTACAAGATAGAAAAAGATATAGTACCATCAAGCATAAAAGCTTCTAGAAATTCTAGGGGCATGTGGACTTATGGGTACAATAAAGAGTTTGATATAATTGTAATATCTAAGGATGGCACAATTGGAGATATTTATAATATAAATGATTTATTGATAGCTTTGCCAAAAGAAAAAAAATGCGAAGCTAACGAAGAAGGTACATGGGCTCCTCATGAAATACCAAAAGAATTAGCATCAATAAAGTCTCAAGCAGAATGGAATGTTAGAACAAACGAGTTTAAATCAAAATACATAGACTATATAGAAGGCGAGTTTGATAAGAGAGCTAATGGGTACTGGTTTTCAAACAAAGGGATACCAACATATTTAACTGGGAGCCACTACATGTACTTGCAGTGGACTAAGATAGATGTTGGGTTGCCAGAGTTCAGGGAAAGTAATAGGATATTTTACATTTTCTGGGAGGCGTGTAAGGCTGATAGCAGATGTTATGGTATATGCTACCTAAAGAACAGAAGAAGTGGGTTCTCGTTTATGTCAGGTAGCGAATGCAGTAACATTGGAACAATTACCAGAGATGCTAGATTAGGGATATTAAGTAAAACTGGTGCTGATGCTAAGAAGTTATTTACGGAGAAAGTAGTGCCAATGGGGCTTAATTATCCGTTTTTCTTTAGGCCAATTCAAGATGGTATGGACAGACCTAAAATGGAGATATCATATAGGGTTCCAGCTAGTAGATTGACGAGAAAAACAATGTTCAGTACAGACGAAGAAGAGTTAGATGGATTGAATACAGTAATTGACTGGCAGTCTACCACAGACAACAGTTACGATGGTGCCAAGCTTAAATTTTTGCTTCAGGATGAGTCGGGTAAATGGGTCAAGCCTGAAAATATATTAAATAACTGGAAGGTAACGAAGACATGTTTAAGACTAGGTAAGAATATTGTTGGTAAATGTATGATGGGTAGTACCAGTAATGCGTTATCGAAGGGTGGAGCTGAGTTTAAGGAGTTATTTGAAAAGTCAAACCCAAGGGTAAGGAACAACAACGGACAGACTACCAGTGGGTTATATGCGTTATTTATACCTATGGAATGGAACTTTGAGGGGTATATAGATAAATGGGGGTTCCCTATACTAGAGGTAGCTAAAGGCAAATCTGTTGAAACTTCAGATGGAGAGTCTGTTTCTATAGGAGTAATAGAACATTGGAATAATGAAGTTGAGTCACTAAAGAATGACTCAGACGCATTGAACGAACACTATAGGCAGTTCCCAAGAACAGAGAGTCATGCTTTTAGGGATGAGAGTATAAGCAGCCTATTTAACCTTACAAAAATATATCAGCAGATAGATTATAACGAGGGTATGATAGAGGGTAGGACTTTAACTAGAGGATATTTCAGCTGGTATAATGGCGAGAAAGATACAAAAGTTATTTGGACTCCTGATAATAAAGGAAGATTTTTAGTATCATGGATTCCTCCAGCACACCTGCAAAATAATGTAGCCGTAAGAAATAATTTAAGGTACCCACTGAATGAGCATCTAGGTATTTTTGGATGCGATAGTTATGACATATCTGGAGTAGTTGGTGGTGGAGGTTCAAATGGAGCGTTACACGGGCTGACTAAGTTTCACATGGAACAAGTTCCTACAAACCATTTCTTCCTTGAATACATATCTAGGCCTCAAACAGCGGAGATATTTTACGAGGATGTAATAATGGCAATTCATTTTTATGGGATGCAAATTTTGGCAGAGAATAATAAACCTAGATTACTATACCACTTAAAGAATAGAGGATATAGGCCATTTAGCATGAATAGGCCAGATAAACCACTGATAAAATTGTCAGTAACAGAAAGAGAACTAGGTGGGATACCGAATACGAGCGAAGACGTAAAGCAGGCACACGCAGATGCCATACAGACATACATAGAAAAATATGTTGGGTACGACTTAGACGGCACCTATAGAGACTCAGAAGAAATTGGCGATATGTTTTTTAATAAAACACTACAATCTTGGGCTAAATTTGATATAAACAATAGAACTAAATTTGATGCTGCAATAAGTAGCGGACTTGCAATAATGGCTGGACAGCGTCATTTGTACGTTCCAAAGACTGAGAATACAAAAATAAGTATTAAATTTGCGAAGTATGACAATTCTGGTAGAACTAGTCAGCTATTAAATAATGAGAGATAAAAAAAATATATCAATTCCGAAACAACCATTCCCTAGTGCAAACGTAAAAGATTCAATAAAGGCTACTGAAGAGTATGGATTAAAGATAGGTAAAGCAATACAGCACGAATGGTTTCAAGAGGGCGGAGGTACTTGTAAGTTTTTTACTAGATGGACAGACTTCCATAACACTAGGCTATATGCTAGAGGTGAGCAGCCTATTCAGAAGTATAAGAAAGGGTTTGGAGAAGACTTGTCGCATATAAACATGGACTGGACTCCAGTTCCAATTATCCCAAAGTTTGTTGACATCGTTGTAAACGGTATGTCAGATAGAACCTTTAGTACAAAGGCTAGAGCTGTTGATGCTATGTCTGCTGAAGGAAGGAATAAGTACCAACAAATGGTTAAGTCTCAAATGGTAGCAAAGCCTTTCTTGCAGTTAATGAAAGATAAGTTTGGGGTTGATAATTTTAAGGTTCCTCCAGACGAATTGCCAGAAACGAATGACGAGCTTGCTTTGTTCATGCAAATGAAGTATAAGCCGAGGATAGAAATAGCTGAGGAGACAGCTATTGATACAATATTTGAATTAAACAATTATGAAAATCTAAGAGATAAGTTTCACTACGACTTAACAACTCTTGGTATTGGGATAGGTAAGCATACATTTAATATTAATGATGGTATTAGAATTGAGTATGTTGACCCAGCAACAGTCGTTCATTCATACACAGAGTCTCCTACATTCTCTGATTGTTTTTATTGGGGAGAAGTTAAGACAGTGCATGTAAGTGAGCTATTGAAACTAGACCCAGATATGGATGAAGAAGAGTTAGAGGAAGCGGTAAGAGGTGGGCAGGAATTTGGTGATTACTATATAGGTATGGCAAAATACAGAGAAAGTGTTTTCCAAAAAGATACTGTAACATTACTATACTTTAATTATAAAACAGCTAACAGCATTGTTCATAAGAAAAAGAAATTAAATAATGGAGGAGAGAAGGTAGTTAAGAAAGACGATAGTTTTAATCCAGAGCCAAATGAGAATTTTGAAAAGATAGACAAAAAGATTGAGGTATGGTATGAAGGCGTAATGACGCTAGGGTCAAATATGCTTATCAAATGGGAGCTTTGCAAGAATATGGTAAGACCAGATGCCGCAATACAAAAGACATATTCAAACTATGTAGCATGTGCCCCAAGAATTTATAAGGGAGAGATTGAGTCTTTAACTAAGCGAATGATTCCTTTTGCAGACTTAATACAGATGACGCATTTAAAGTTGCAGCAGGTATTAAGCAGAATTGTTCCAGATGGTGTGTTTATAGATGCAGACGGTATTAATGAAGTTGACTTAGGGAATGGGGGTTCATATACTCCAGAGGATGCATTAAACATGTACTTCACAACTGGTAGTGTTATTGGGCGTTCATACACTCAGGATGGTGAATTGAATCATGGTAAGATACCTATCCAAGAGTTAAATAGTAACAATGGACAGGGTAAAATAAATAGCTTAACTAGCACTTATAATCATTACTTAGGTATGATTAGAGATGTGACAGGGTTAAATGAAGCAAGAGATGCAAGTACCCCTGACCCAAATAGTTTGGTGGGGCTTCAAAAGTTAGCTGCTGCAAATAGTAATACAGCGACTAGGCACATTCTAAATGCCAGCGTATATATTACAAAGATGTTAAGTGAGGCTATATCATATAGGATTGCTGATGTGTTAGAATACTCTGATAATAGAGAAGAGTTCGCAATGCAGATTGGTAAGTACAATTATGACATGCTAGATGAGATAAAAGCATTGCCATTGCATAGCTTCGGAATCTTCTTAGAGGTATCACCAGACTCAGAGCAAGAAAATCAATTAGAGAATAATATTGGTGTTGCATTGAAAGTAGGGCAGATTAATCTTGAGGATGCTATTGACATCCGAAACATGAAAAATATAAAGCTTGCTAACGAATTGTTGAAGCAAAGAAGAAAGTCAAGAGATAAGCAGCGAATGGATGAGCAGAAGCAGGCTATGGAGCAGCAAACTCAAGGAAATATTCAATCAGCACAAGCATCTAGCCAAGCAAAAGCTCAGTCTCTACAGATTGAAGCGCAAGTTAAAATGCAAGTAATTCAAGCTCAATCTCAGGCAGACATGGCTAAGATGGAAAGAGAAGCTCAATTAAAACTTGAGTTGATGAACCAAGAGTTTGAAATGCAGATGAGATTGAAGCAAGCAGAGATAGAGTTGGTTAATGGAAGAGACATGAAGAAGGAAGAAGCTAAAGATAATAGAACAAAAATACAAGCAACACAGCAATCAAAATTAATAGAGCAAAGACAAAACAAAGCGCCATCTGTAGACTTTGAGTCAAACGAGGATTCTTTAGACGGATTTAGTCTTGGAGAGTTTGAACCGAGGTAGTTGTTTATGTATGATATTAGTCATATATTTGCTAAAATTTAATATAATATGGAATTTACTAATGTAAAAATGGTTGATGATGAAGAAAAGTCATTATCAGAAAAAGAAGCTGATGTAATAGCTGCTGCAAAAGAAGAGGAAGTTGCCGTAGAGGCAGAACCTGAAGTAGCAGAAGAAGCTGAGGCGGAAGCAGAGTCAGAACTCAGCGAAACAAGTGTTCTTTCATTTATTAAGAATAAGTTTAATAAAGAAGTAAATTCTTTAGAGGATTTATTTAACGAGAAAAAAGAAGCAGTAGATTTACCAGAGGATGTTTCGATGTACATGAAGTACAATAAAGAAACAGGGCGTGGTTTTGAAGACTTTATAAAAGCGAATAGGGACTTTACAAAAGAAGAACCTACAACCTTACTTAGAGAATACTTGGCTATCATGAACCCAGAACTTGATGATGAAGACATGGAGTTTGAGATGGAGAAGTACGAGTATGACGAATTTGATGAAAAAAGAGAAATAGCTGCTAAAAAAGTAGCTTACAAAAAAGACCTTGCGGAAGCAATTGATTACTTTAATAAACAAAAGGAGCAGTACAAAATACCAGCAGCGTCTGTTGGGACTGGATTGCAAGAAGAGGAAAAAGAAGCGTATGAATTGTTTAAGCGGACACAATCGCAGGTGGCGACCTACGAGGAAGAGAATAATGCAAAAGTTGAATATTTTAAGCGGAAAACTGATGAGTTGCTTAACGAGAAATTTAAAGGTTTTGAATTTCAAATTGATGGCAAAAATTTAGTATACAAGCCTTCAGATATTGCTAAAATCAAAGAGCAACAATCTAACATTGGCACATTTATTAGTAGCCATGTTGGAGAAAACGGATTGCTTAAAAATGCAGAGGCTTACCATAAAGCGATGGTGATGGCTTCTAACCCAGACATGATGGCTAAATTTTTCTATGAGCAAGGGGCAGCAGATGCTACCACAAACTTTGCAAAAGATAGTAAAAATATAGATATGTCAGGAACTAGAAGTTCACCGCAATCAATTTCAAAGGGTGGCCTAAGTGTTAAAATGGTTGAAGATGACGATGATTATTCTCTGAAAATAAGCAGAAACAGAAATAATTAACAATTAAAAACAAAAAACCAAAAAAATGGCAGGTACATTATCATTAACCCCTACTTATGGATTAACGCCAACAGCGCAGAAAATCCCAGTATCAACAAACTATATTAAGGATTTCAATTTCCTTAATCAATATTTACCAGAGCAGTATCAAAAAGAATTTGAGCGCTATGGTAACAGAAGCGTAGCATCATTCTTGAGAATGTTAAGCGCAGAGATTCCATTTGCATCAGACTTAATCAAATGGTCAGAGCAAGGTCGTTTACACACAAAATACACTGACGTTTGGACTACTTCGGCAGTAGGTGCAAAAACAGCTGCTGTACAATTTAATGCGCAAACTGGTAAGCCTGTTAATTTCAGAAAAGGTCAAACAGTTTTAATTTCTCAAAACTCAGGTTCAGCAACAAATAAAGGTATTATTACAGAGGTTGCAGCAAGCGGGTTGACATTTGATGTAGCTTTTTATGAAGCAAGCCAAGCTATTATAGCAGGTACTGCATCTACAAACTTATGTACTGTATTTGTTTATGGTTCAGAGTTTAGAAAAGGTACTGCTGGGATGGAGGGTAGCTTAGAAGCTAAATCCGATTTCTTTGACAACAAGCCAATTATCATTAAAGAAAACTATGAAGTTAGTGGTTCTGATATGGCTCAAATTGGTTGGGTAGAAGTATCTGACGAAACAGGTGGCGGAGGTTACTTATGGTATTTAAAGTCATCTCATGAAACTCGTACTCGTTTTGAAGACTACTTGGAAATGAGTATGGTTGAAGGTAAGATAGCAGAAGCAAACTCTGGGGCATTAAATACTCAGTCAGTTAATGCAGCTGGGTCAAACATTATTACAGGTGGTGGCACTGGTGCAACTAGCGTTGGTACTAAAGGTTTATTCTCTGAAGTAGAGAACAGAGGTAACGTGTGGAGCGGTGGTAACCCGAACACATTAAATGACTTCGATGCAGTTATCCAAAGATTAGATAAGCAAGGTGCGATTCAAGAGAATGCAATTTTCTTAAACCGTCAGTTTAGCTTTGATATTGATGATATGTTAGCAGCTCAAAGCGCAAGCGCTATGGGTGGTTCTAGCTTCGGATTGTTCGATAACGATAAGGATATGGCTTTAAACTTAGGTTTCTCTGGTTTCCGTAGAGGTTATGATTTCTACAAAACAGACTGGAAATACTTAAATGACGCTCAAACTCGTGGAGACTTAGTAGCAGGAGCCGTGAATGGAGTATTAGTTCCAGCAGGTTCAACTAATGTTTACGACCAAGTTTTAGGCAAAAATGCTAAACGTCCATTCTTACACGTTAGATATCGTAAGAGTGAAGTTGAGGATAGAAAATATAAATCATGGGTTACAGGCGGAGCAGGTGGCGCATCTAATAGCGATACAGACTCTATGAAAGTTAATTTCTTATCTGAAAGAGCACTTTGCGTATTAGGAGCTAATAACTTCTTTATCTTTAAAAACTAATAAATAACAAATAATGAGTGGCAGGTGATTCTGTCACTCATTATTAAATTAAATTAAATAAAATGAAATCGACAAAAAAAACACAAGTAGGGAAAGACAAAACGTATGTATTGACAGGCAATAGCTCGCCAATATGTTTCATGTTACAATCAAAAAATAGTAGGAGTTCTCCGTTGCTATACTTCGATGAAGAGACTAACGAAAACAGAGCATTAAGATATGCTAAAAATCAGAAGAGTCCATTTGAAGATGAGCAAGACGGGAATGCAATATTAGAGCATGTAATGTTTGAAGACGGTTCGCTTCATGTTCCATACACAAACCCAACACTACAAAAGTTCTTAGACATCCATCCAGCCAACGGTTCCTTATTTAAAGAGTTAGACCACGAGGCTATAGCAAAGGATGAAAAAGATGCTTTATTAAAGGAGATAGATGCATTGGTAACTGCTAAGGGATTAGAAGTATCAGTGGCAGAATCTGTTTTAAGAGTATATGCTGGAGCAAATGTAGATAGCATGACTACGAGTGAAATAAAAAGGGACATATTGATATACGCCAAGAAAAGCCCTAGAGAGTTCTTAGAAGCCCTAGAAGACCCTACGCTAACATTAGACAATACTGTAGCTAGGTCATTCGCTGAAGGTATATTCATAACAAAAAACAACGGTAGAGATATCTATTACAACTTAGAAAACAACAAGTTGAAGTTATTGACAATACCTTCTGGGGAAACAGCAGAGCAAGCATTAAGTGCGTTCTTCTTAACAACAAAAGGACTTGAAGTAATGAAGATGGTTGAAAGTAAGTTGAATTAATATATCTTTGCATAACAACTTAACAATTTTAAAAAAAAATAAAAAAAAATGAAAAAATTTCTTATATTTACTGTAACAAATACAGGCTCAAAGGTAATGCTTGGTCTTGATAATATAGCATGGATAAAGGTAGTTAGTGGAACTGTAATGGAGATTTACTACACGGGTAGTGCTACATTAAAGACAACAATAACTTTTACTACTTCAGATACTACATACTCTGCTCACTATGCAGTTATGCAAGCGATTAGCGATTCCTTAATTTCTGCTAATCAGCCATCAGGAGCATACCCAGTTCCTCCATTGCCATTAAATAACACAATTACAAACGTAGTATACGCATAATAATATGAAAGAGTTTTTATCAATCCCAATGTCGTATGCTGGCGGCACATATTGGACAACAGCAGCATTTACTCCTACAGCGGGCAATATCTATTATTACACACCTGATACTGGGACAACTTACTACGCTTGTATTTGTACAGCATATGGTGGAAATCAAACAGCAGGAACTATTCCTACAGCAACAAGTGGCACATTTACATCTGGTGCAGGTAATGCCTTCTATGTAATGGGCATTGTTCCTAGATTATTAGCTGCTACTACCGCTTGGTCGGCAACGGCATATAATTTAGGTGACTATGTAACTACAGCAAGCAAATTGTATGTATGTGGAGAAGCAGGTACAGCATCTGCTGCACCAACAACTACAACAAAGGGTGTCCTTGATGGAACAGGAGCTAAGTTTTACTATGTAAGCGCTTCCATACTTACTACAAGCAATAATGCTATCCCATTGACAGGAACTGCATGGACAACTGCATTAGATTTGTATGTTGGAGATATTGTTTATTATGGCCAAGATGTTTATGCTGTTATAAATACAACAGCCGCTTCAACGGCTACAGCTGCAAAATTGCCTGTACCTTCACCTACAAGTCAATACTATAGATATTTATATACAATAGGTGGTCAGGGGCTAATTGGACTTGAAGATATTACAACAGTAGAGATTCTGTCTCCAAGCATCCTTGTAATAAACACTTACAATAATACGGCTAGAATTACTAAGTTGTTTTTCCAATCAGGTGATGATAATTATGCACCACACTATGCGGTGATGCAAGCTATTAGTAATGCATTTAATTCAAGAAAAAATAATGGAATTTCTTCTACTAAATTATCTGCACTTCCACCAGCTATTGGTAAAGCAAACCCTAACTGGGTAGCAACAGTAATTTATTCATAACACTTAAATAATTACAACATTAAAGCCCCTATTTTTATAGGGGTTTTTTTATTATCTTTGCTGTCTATGATTGATAAAGTTAGACAGTCCGTATTGTATATCCTAAATAAGGATAACAACGGGTATATTACTCCACAGGAGTTCAATCAATATGCAGGCATGGCACAATTGGATATTTTTAATAAATATTTTGTTGACTATGAAGAAGCAAAACAGCTATTAAAGAATGGTAAGGCAAGCGATAATTATGCTGATACTGTTAGAAAAATAGAGTATAACATAAATGTTTTTTTAGAAAATATATTAATAAGCAAAGAATCAGATACAGCTACTGCGATTGCTGCAATAAATGCAGGCACAGTATCAAGTATAGCTTTAACAAATAGTGGTGGAGGGTATTCTTCAGCACCAAATGTATTTATTGGTAGTTCTGGCTCAGTGGCGTTTGCTGCAAATACGAGTGTTGCAAAGGGCGCAATGTTATCTAGTGGAACGAATTTTTTCATCGTAATTACAGCAGGAACTACAGGAGCCAATATCACAAGTTTTGATAAGAATAATAACTTTACAAATGGTTCAGCCGTATTAAAATATGTAACGGTTTCAAATGGAGCTGGTTCAGGAGCGTTAGCAACTGCAAGTATTGATACAAAAGGAAATATTTCAAATATTATAATAACAAATGCTGGTTCTGGTTACACATCGGTTCCTACGGTTATTATTGCAGCAACAAGTGTAGGCAAAGGGTATGCATTACCTTCTGACTGGTTTTTTATTGACAACATATTTATAGGCAATAACGAAATTCAAAAGGTTAGTACTAGAGAATTAGCTTTATTGTTAAAGTCTCCAAGTGTGTACCCATCGCTTGAGTTTCCAGTGTATAACCAGAAGGCATCTTTAGTGGAGGTTTATCCTAGTTCTATAGTATCCGACATAGAGTTAAACTACATTAGGTATCCAAAGTATCCAAACTGGACTTACACCTCTATTGCAAACGGAGAACCTATATACAACCCATCTATTTCAGGGTTCCAAGATTTTGAATTATACGATGAAGAGTTTACTAAGTTGGTTACAATTATATTGCAATATGCAGGTGTACAGATAAGAGAGACACAGGTAGTGCAACTAGAGGCACAGCGTGAAGCAATGTTAAACAAAAAATAATAAAAAATGCAAGATTCAGTATATTATGGAGATAGTTCAAATTTTGGGAGCTATCAATACCTACCACTAACCGAAATAGTTTCTAATTTCCTGTTGCAAAGTACAGGAGATAACTTCATCATTAACAATACGAGCAGATTTAGCGTAGTATTTTGTGCAAAAAGAGGGATACAAGAGTTGCACTACGATGCAGCAAAAGAAACATTGTCATTTGAGGGAGAGGTATCTTCTTCATTGAAAATGGTTATGCCATCTGATTTTGTAAATTACATAAAGGTTTATAGAGAAGTAAATGGTAATCTAATCCAGCTTGAAGAGTCTAATTCAGTGATAAGCGCTAGAGCAATGCTGAGGGACTCTAAGGGTGATACAATTTACGACTCAAACGGTAACGCTGTTTTAGTAGATAGCGACTTAGACTTAGCTAGGATTAATGGTGACGCTCAACAGATGTCTCCAGAAGGGTATTTAGGGTGGTTCATTAATAATGAGTGGTATTACCCATACAACTATCCTTTGCTTGGCATTGACATGGCTAAGATTGACTTTAACCCTACGTTTAGATTAGACAAAAAAGCTGGAGTAATTAACTTCTCTAGTGGCATGTCTGGAGAAAAAGTAGTTATAGAATACTTTAGCGATGGGATGAAGGCAGACGATGCTGACATAATGATTCATAAAATGGCAGAGGAATATCTGTACATGTATATAAAGTGGGCATTGTTAAATGGAAAGAGCGGTATTCCTGAGTATGTTGTGAATAGAGCTAGGAGAGATAAGATGGCCGCATTAAGAAACACTAAAATAAGATTAGGTAACAATAGCCCTAGTAAGTTGAAAAAAGCTTTAAGAGGTGCTTTAAATTGGATAAAGTAGTATGAATACAGTAAATACATTTACAGGAGCAAGAATGAACAAGGATATTGACGCTAGGTTAATTCCTTCAACAGAGTATATAGATGCACTGAATGTAGATGTTATAAATTCTACTGATGGTAATAAGAATGGAGTTTTACGAAATTCAAAAGGTAACAGAAGGCTAGAAACGCCAACTGGCACAACGATAGATGTAAAAACAGTGGCAGGTGCAGCATTGACAAACCCTGTAGTAATAGGAGTTTGTAAGTATGAGCCGAATAATGCTATTTATTGGCTCATAGCCTCCGATACAGAGGATATAATTGTTGAGTACATAGACAGACCAGATACAGTAAGCGCTGTAACAGCTGGCCTTTATGGCGTTGTTGGAGATATGACTGTGATACTTCGTGCCGCCAAGGCTTCCCCTACGACAGCTAGCTTATTGGGGTTTAATAAGAACTACTTAATATCAGGTATAAACTACTTTAATGGGTTCCTATTATGGACAGATAATCTATCTGCACCAAAAATGGTAAACATTGCAGATGCTAAAAACTGGACTGCAACAAACTTTGCTTGGAACATAGATGACATTATTGTTATTGTCAAGCCTCCTGTAAGTGCGCCTTCATTGTTTTTAAAGAATGATACAAATATAAAAACTAATACAAAGAATAAGTTCTTATATTTTTCTTATAGATACAAGTATGCAAATAGCCGATGGAGTTCTATGGCACCATTTAGCAAGGTTGGGTTCTTCCCATCTGCATTTGCTTACGACCAAAATGCAGAAGCTAATGTTGGGATGCAGAATATATACAACTCTGTTGATATAACTGTAAATACTGGTAGTAGACAAGTAACAGATATACAGATATTGTTTAGAGATACGTCATCAAACAATGTTTATATAATTGAGACGATAAATAAAGCTCACCCAATATTACAAACAAGCACAATACCAAATGACTCTACGTTTACATATAAGTCTTTTGATAATAATAAAATATACACTGCACTACCAAGCAGACAACTTACTAGATTGTTTGATAATGTTCCTATAAAAGCATTAGCACAAGACATTATAGGCGGCAGATTAATTTATGGTAACTATACTCAATTCTATGATTTAAAAACAGATTTTAATAGTTTAGTATTGCCTAACTATACTGTATCTATAAACTCTACCACTATAGCAACTACTGCTCCGCCTGAACCAAGCTTAAAGACAGGTAGAGATTACGAAATAGGACTAATGTATTTAGATGACTATGGCCGTATGAGTACTGTCTTAACATCGCCAAAGAATACAATCCATTTGCCATATAGTAAGGCTGGGAATAAAAACTCATTAATTCTTGATATAGCACATTTCCCTCCGAAATGGGCTACTAAATATAGGGTTGCAATTAAGCAGTCCAAAGATTCATACTATAATATATACCCAAGAGTGGCATATTTAGACGGAACTGGTACTTGGTTTAAGATAAGCAATAGCGATGTAAATAAAGTAGCAGTAGGAGATTATGTTATTATAAAAACATTGTATACTGGAGTAAGCGGAGATAGCAAGGAATATAAAGTGCTAGAAATATCTGCAAAAAACTTTGGAGAAATAGTAGCAAATTCCAGTCTTGCAGGTACATACTTAAAGTTAAACTATACACAAGCGATAACAAATACTGGTGAATATAGCTTTAGTACTCCAACACCTATCTATAACACAATGAACCCGTCTGCTATATCTGGGAATAATGCAGTTGGCTCTTCGTGGTTAGTTGCATCTACTAAAACAAATATAGATTCATCTCCATGTGTGTTCTATAAAGCTAATGGCACTTCTTTTAAGGGGTCGCTGTTGAGTGGGGCTACATTCACTCCTGTTAATTCAAACCCATCAAGTAGGGATATAAGGTATATAGTTGAATATGCTGGAATATTTTCAGGAAACCACTGTGTAAATATTAGACAGTTCCCAAGTCAGACGAATATAAATTCAGTTCCAGTAGCATTTAGAAATGTTTCATCGGGGACTGTTACTTCTATCCCATTGACTTCATCATTCCAGTCAGGAATAATAGGATACCTGTATATTGACCAAACATTTACAGTACAAACTGGTGATTCTTGGAGGGTTAATGTGTATTCAAAATTCTTAGGGCAAACTATAGGTGGAAATGGCATTAATAGGCTTGGAGTTGTAATTAATACAGATACTGTTAAACAAGAAATATCAGGAGGAACTTTAATAGAATTTAAACGTATGTATGATGGGACTATTGGCAGTGGAACAACCGCTCAAACGCCTCCACAATCTTTTATAGCTACTAAAACGTATGTAGATATTCAAGAGTGGTTTTGGGAAGATGGCGCATATTTAACATTTAATCATTTATACCTAAATAATACATCATTAGGATATAAAAATGTATTTTTTAGGAATGCATTACCAAATACAAGTACTATTACTACTCCAATAAATGGTAACAGAATATCTGCTGCTACAAGTGGAACTACAAATGCAAATGTATTTATGATAATAAGCAGTGGTGGGGCTGGTGTATTTTCTGGAAGCAATAATAGCACTGGGAATGGCTCTATGAGCGTTGATGTTAAAATAACCTACCAAAAAAATGTGTTATGCTTAGAAACCACGCCTAAAGATACTGACAGCAAAATATTCCATGAGTGCAGTGAAGATTTCCAAATCTATCAGAATGGGAATAACAGATGCCACACAGGGGATATTCAGAATCAAACAGCAATACAACGTGCTAGATTGACTTTACCATTGACATTTAATTGTTTTGCATTTGACAATGGTGTTGAGTCAAATAGAATTAGAGATGACTTTAACGCTCCAACTATGGAGTGGTCTCCTAGGGTTAATGGCGTATCTGAAGATTATGGCCAACAAGTGCAATCTGAAAGTTTAACTTACAGCGGTGTGTATAGAGCTGATAGTAATGTAAATAACTTAAATGAGTTTAATTTATCTATTGGCAACTTTAAAAACCTAGAGAAATCATTCGGTTCCATCCAGAAAATTAAATCAAGAGATAATGATTTGATTGTAATACACGAAGACAAAATAACAAAGGTATTATTTGGTAAAAACTTACTAAGCGACTCAACGGGTGGTGGCACTGTGTCTTCCGTTCCAGAGGTTTTAGGGACACAGATATCATACGAAGGCAACTACGGGATAAGCAAAGACCCAATGACGTTTAGTGAGTATGCTGGTGACATGTGGTTTAGTGACGTTCAGAGAGGTGTGTTACTAAGACTAAACAATCAAGGCTTATTCCCAATAAGTAAAAATGGTATGCAATCATTTTTCAATACTAGGTTTGCTGCTGATTACTCTACTAAGAAAATTGGCGGATTTGACCCAGTAAACAAAAGGTATATGTACACCGATACATCTATAAAAATAACTAAGCAACCAAACACTATAATTATTAATTCACCTGTAGTTGACGCTATGGGAAGTTCATTGCCTAACTTTTTGAATAATCCAGTGCTGTCATCTTCAAATAACAATCCAACCCCGTAATGAGTAAGATAATATTAGATACTGATGTATCGTGGAGAATAGAAACTAATGTTGGATGGGTAACAGGGCTGCCAAAGGTAGGCACTGGGTATTTTGAATACACTCCAATTTTTACCGAGAATGCGGGTGCTCTTAGGAGTGGCAATATAACTATAACATACTATACTCCAACGCCAACAATTGAGGTTATCCCAGTTACACAAACTGGGGTAGGTGGATATCGTAATGCTAAAATATTTGTAGTAGGGCTAGAAGAAGACAGCGAACTTCCTGTAAGAATAAAAACAACTGTTGGTGAGTATCAAAATATATTCTCCCCAAATTGTAATACAGAATTAGATATCAGTGGGTTCATGGGCAGCCAGACAATCCCATCAGATAATGAAAACCTTACAATAACACTATATTATATGGGGGATAATGGATATAAACCATTCCTCCATCAATTAAATTCAGTATTATTTGTAGAAACAAATGTGCTATGCAATGACTATATAGATGCTATTGCTGAAGGTGCAACTGCTGTAACATTAACGGATAATGGTATAGATGGATATTCTGGAAATGCGCAATTTAACGCAGGTAATGATTACGCATACTTTGTTTTAGACTACAGAAATATAATAGCTAATTCAACTTTAAATATAGACAATTTAAGCGCATCACTTGTTACTAACTTTAGACTAGGGCAAAACAATAGCGGAGCTGTAGTATTCAGCAGCATAGCAATAACCTCATTTACGACTGAGTCTATTAAGGAAGTAAACTATGATGGGCAACAGGTATTTAAAGAAGAGAGTGATTTAAACAATACAATCATACTTACTAACATAAATACAGAAAATCCTTATTCTACCTTATCAATATCTCCGCCAACTGGGACTTCTTTTTATGAGTGGACTCCTAGGATAGTATTAAATACATATCCATGCAGTACAACCACAATTAGTAATACTAAAAGAGATTACTACTACGATTGTTTACCTGATACGCCAGTAAATAGTTATCGTCATACAAATTATTATTCAGCAACTCCAGATGTAGGTACTCAATTATTAAACAGTACTACATACAAGCCAGTAACATTTATAGCAGGATGGTATAGAAACTCAACTTACGCATTCAACTTAAACTCAGCAGGGGTAGTTATAGAAAGAAGACTATTAGCTTGTTCAGAAGCTGGAATCCCTGTATTAACAGCAGAAACTTTTAATATAGAAAATGGAAGTGATGTTGAGTTTAAGATAGTAGCAACGAATAATCCATATAAATATAGGATAACAAGCGTGTACACGGATGTGTCTGTATTAGGCGGAACGACAGGTGGAAGTTGGAACTATACAGATACAGAGGGGGCTACTAGTATAGTTAATGTGGGGATAGGAGAGACCGTTATCGTTGCGGGTAACTACAGTACGTTTACTCGAACTAGAGGAAGCGACTCAACGATAGTAAATGGAGGCCAAGCAGCATTAGATGGGATATTTGTGACGGATGATGGTGTAATAAAAATAGGCTCAGATGTAGGAGGGACATTTAGCGCTGTTGTGGTCGCAACAAACTGCGTAGGGAATAGTGCTAACAGGACATTTACGTTTATTGTTAGTGCTCCACCAGTAGTGCCACCTACTGATGTGTGTTGTACTTCAGGTATTCCAATAGGTGGGACAGCAGGGCAAATACTTTCTAAGATAGATGCCACTGATTACAATACACAATGGATTGATGAAGCACCAGCAGCGTCTTTCACATCGACAGTTAAGCATCAGGTGAAACTAGGTTTAGCTATTGCTAAAGGGCAAGCGGTGTATGTAACAAGTGCCGATGGGACTAATATGGTTGTTGGTAAAGCTAGTAATACTAGCGAAGCTACTAGCAGTAAAACAATGGGATTGCTTGAAACAGGTGGAAGTACAAATGCACAAGTAAACGTAATTACAGAAGGTTTACTTACTGGGCTAAATACATCTGCTGCAACTATTGGCGACCCTGTATGGCTAGGGGTTGGTGGTGCATTAATTTATGGACTTGTAAATAAGCCATACGCACCAGCACATCTAGTTTTTATAGGAATAGTAACTCGTGTAAATTCTAGCAATGGTGAGATATTTGTAAAACCACAGAACGGATTTGAACTAAAAGAGATACATGACATTGATTTGATTACTACAACTCCTATAAATGGTCATCTATTAGGTTTTGATGGGACTTTATGGGTGAATAAAACTATTGCAGGTTGGTTAGGATTTACACCACAACAACAATTAACACTTACAACAACTGGAACAAGCGGTGCGGCTACATTAGTTGGTGCAACATTGAACATCCCACAATATAGTGGCGGTGGCACTTGGGGTAGCATTACAGGTACGCTTTCTAGCCAAACAGATTTGCAAACAGCATTAAACGCCAAGCAAAATACTATCACAAATAGTGATAGCATTACGCAGGGCACTACTAATTTGTTTTTAACAAGTGCAGAAAGAACTAAGTTAACCAATACTAGTGGCACTAATACAGGTGATAATGCGGTGAATAGCCTATATAGCGGACTAGCTGCAAGTAAAGAAGATACGGCTAACAAGCAAACAGATTTAACTGCAAGTGCAACTAAGTTTCCAACTGTAAACGCAGTAAACACAGGATTGGCTACCAAAGAACCTACAATTACAGCAGGCACAACATCTCAATACTATAGGGGTGATAAGACATTCCAAACACTTGATAAGACAGCCGTTGGACTTGCAAACGTAGATAATACATCTGATGCTAATAAGCCAGTAAGCACAGCTCAGGCAACAGCAATTGGACTAAAATATGATGCAACTAATCCAAGTGGTTATATTTCTAACATAAATGCATTAATTTCGCAGGGTACAAATATAACAATAACAGGAAGTGGAGATATTGCATCTCCTTACGTTATAAACGCAAGTGGTGGCGCAGGTGGCGGTGAACCAGCAATACGAAAAGCACAACCAAGAATAACAAGAGAAACTTATTATTAAAAAAATTAAACAATGGCAGCAGGAATAGACCCAATATATGTAGCAATCCCCAAGATAGGGTTTGGAACAAACTTAACCACAGCTAATACAGCAACAGATGGAACTGGAACAGTATCTACTTTAATGACCGCAGGTACTAATGGTGCATTTGTTGAAAAAGTATTAGTAAGACATTTAGGAACTAATGTGCAGACTGTACTGCGTATATTTATAAATAATGGTAGTACTAATGGAACTGCTGCAAATAACAGATTAATTAGAGAGGTTACAGTGCCATTAAATAATATAAGTCAAACATCTGCAAGTTTAGCAACAGATGTCCCTATTAATATTCCATTACAAGCAGGATATACTTTAATAGCAACAGTAGGAACAACCATAGCAGCAGGATTAGCATTAACCACAATATACGGAGATTACTAATGATAGGACTAACTTATAAAGATAATTTTAGTAGAGTTTTTGATTACACAGGGGATGTTGAAGCCTTTGTAATTCCTAAAAATGCTACCATGTTGCATATTTGGGCAATTGGTGCAGGTGGTAATGGTGGTGCAGGTGCATCAAGAGCCGCAGGAACAGCAGGCGGTGGCGGTGGCGGTGGTGCAACAGGTGCAATAGTTACTATACTAGTACCTACAAGATTTTTACCACCAATTCTATATATAATAGTTGGGAAAGGCGGTGGTACTATAGCCGATGGATTTACTAAAGTAATGTTTAGAAGGGGTGATGCCCTAAATAACATAGTAGCAGATAGTTTATTTTTGGCTAATGCAGGGAATAATGCAGTTGCAGGAAGTAGTATAAGTGCAGGCACAGCAGGAACGGTTACAAGTTATAATTTACAAAATAATGCCTATGCAGGGTTATCGACTTTAACAATTACAGCAGGACAAGCAGGTGAAGCAGGGGGTGCAATAACTGGTGCTTCTGGTCTTAATAAAAATCCAGCATTTACATTTGGTATGCCTTTTTCAGGTGGCGCAGGGGGTGCAGGATGCACAAGTGCGGACTTTTCAGGTGGTAGCATAATTCCAAATAGTAATGCTCAACAACAATTAGGGATTACATTGGCAGGTGGTGCAGTAGGTGGCGGTAACGGCTTAAATGGATTACAATTTGATGAGCCGTTTACTTGCTATGGTGGTTCTGGTGGTGGTTCTAATAATAGTGGTGTTGGTGGCAAAGGTGGCGATGGTGCTATTGGATGCGGTGGCGGTGGCGGTGGCGCAGGAGTAACAGGTGGCGCAGGTGGTCGTGGTGGAAATGGCAGAGTGGTTATAACATGGTTTTAAAATAATAAAAAATAAATATACAAAAATGGAAACATTACAGTACCAAAAAGAAGTAGGCAATTACATAGACAATTTAGTAATCAAGTTACAAAAGGATTGTCCTGAAAAAAGCATCTCAAGAAACCAATTTAAAGATGCAGTTTTGACTTTTACAAGCGAAAAAGAATTAAATGATTACTTAGTTTTTTCAGCAACGCAATCTGTATCAATCAAAGATGCATTTATTTGTGCTGATGCTTTTTTTGAATTAAGATGGGCAAAATTAGTTGAACTAATAGATAGTATTTAATGGCATATACAGTAGCATATCAGCCCTCGGTAGATGGATTTACTTCGTTCTATAGTGGCATACCAGAGATGATGATTGGTATGAATAATTATTTCTATACCTTCAAGAACGGCCAAATATGGAAAGAGTATATGGGCATAAGGGGAAACTATTATGGAACTCAGTACGGAAGCTCTATCAGAATATCACAAAACAATTCACCAAACGAGGTGAAGATTTTTAAGACTATATCTTTTACGGGTGATATTACAGAGGGAGAAATATCGTCATCGTTAATGACTGCATATCTTGGCGATAGGGCATACACAGGGTCTATCTCTGCAAATGAGTTTGTGAACAAAGAAGGTGAGCTATTTTGTAGTATTAGAAATAACTCTGAAGGCACAGCAGAGACTGGGTCAACAATGATTGATAAGGGTGTCGGTGTATTAGCTGCAATAAAGGCAACTAACTCATACGAGATTATTACCAATGAGTCATTGACTATTATAACTGGTATCAACTCAACTTCTGGCACTGCACTATTTTACTATAGTGGAACAACGCTTAATGTCATAGGGTATATATCTAGCATTGAAAAAACGAATAGTGGTTATATCATAAACACTTACGCATCTGCATTAACCCCAACGGTAGGAAGCATTATCGGAACACGGGTAAGTTCAAAGATTGAAAGCTATGGACTTAGAGGCAACTACAATATATTAGATATAAATATCAACTCCACAAATGCAGTGGAATTATTTTCTGTTCAGGCAAATATAATCAAATCTTTTCCTTAAATTTGCAGGAATGTACTCCAGAAAATTACAGCTTGAAGATTACGAGGTGTTGGTTAAATGGTGGAAAGAGTGGGGATGGACAGTAGCGCCATCTCTTGAAATGCTTCCTCCGTTAAACACACATGGCGTAATGATATGTGACGAGGATGGCTGTATCTGTGCAGGGTTTGTTTATGAAACTAATTCAGCGTTTTGTTGGTTTACATTTCCTATATCAGACCCATCAATCAGAGGGTTTAGAAGAAAGAGCGGAGTACGTCATTTAATAATAGCCTGCGAAGAATTAGCTAGAGAACTAGGATTTGCTTATATTTACAGTAGTATTAGAAATCCAAATATGATAACACTACAAAAACAGCTAGGTTTTTCAGAAGGCGGAATAAATCACACAGAATTAATAAAAAAAGTAAATTAAAATGGGAGTAGAAGTAGCATTAGGAGTCGCTGGTCTTGGATTAAGTGCAATACAAGGAGTCGCTGGATTAGTCCAAGAAAAGAAAGCTAGACAAGCCGCAGAGGCAGCATATAATAACTTAAAGAATATGCCGAAACAAGCCAACGCTATGAATGCAGTTGGCGTTCCTGTAAACATGTACGACCAAGCACAGGCTAATATCAACCAGCAATCAGCCAACATGGTAGATGCTGCTAGAGAGTCTGGTGCTGCTGCTGTGTTAGGTAGTGTTGGAACTATTCAGGGTGGTATAAAAAACGCTGAGATGGACTTAGCAACCAGAAAGGCACAAGATGCACTTAATTTAAGCTTAGAGAAGCAAAAGACTCAACAGCAAATAGATAGCGATTATTATAATTTCCAAAGACAGCTAGAGGCTTCTCAAATGGAAGGTGCTCAAACAGCCGCAGCTCAGGGGGCTACTCAGTTCCAACAAGCTCTTGGTGGAGCTGCTCAAAACCTAACGTCTTTAGGCGTTGCATCATATACTGGTAAAGGTAAAAAAGGTGGCGGTAAAAAAGATAAGACTACAATAGAAGGATAATAATATGACATACGCAGGATATAAACCAAATGAAACAGCAAGTCTAGGGGCAATAACTGCATCTGGTCTTGACGCTATTACTAAAATAAACTTAGAGAGAGAAAAGTTAGATGCTGCAAGACAGGTTAAGAAAGATGCCTTAGCAGCCAAAGCTGCTCAGGATAAGGAAAAGCAAGCCGCAAAAGAAGCAGCTGAATTGGAGAAAGAGAAAAACTCTACTAAAGAGAAACTTTCTAAAAATGAGGGGAAAACCCCATTTACCATAAACTTACAAGCAAACATGGGGGAAGTTGGGGTAAAAAATATAGACTTAGACCCATCTTCACAGAATGCGCTACTTGGTCAGGCAAGCACATGGCATGCAATGCTGGGTAACATGGACGCAACTACAGCATCATTAGCAGAAAATAAAAATCCTTCCATGCAGTCAGTTTGGGTATTTGAAAGAACTGTTGGCAATTTTCAGAAACAAACAGTAAGTACTATTGTTGAGGGGAAAGGTAACGATGCTAAGTTTATTTTCAAGAATGATAAAGGAGAAACTTTATCAATAGATGGAACTTTAAATATAAAGAATAATGTAAAGAACACAATGCCTAACTTAGATGAGGATTATAATAAATGGTATGCCCAAATAGGTGAACAGCAAAAAGAAGTTGGTAGAACCAGTAAGCTTGATGTAGGAGTTCAAGAAAATTTTACAGCTAAAAAAGATGAAATTAAGAGTTTGATTCTTTCAGACAGAGATAACCTTGGGAATAGAGCTTATTTAGTATTTCAAAAAAATGGTAAGACTCCAATATTCTATAGTGAAGGCGATGACCAAAAAGAATTATTAGCTAAATCTGGCGTTATTGAATCAAATGCTGAGTTTATAAAAATGGTAACAAACACAAACGGTGAGACCTATGCTGAATTAACTCAAACCCAAAAAGATGCAATGAAAAAAGATGTAGACGATGAGCTTGCTATAAGAGTTAAAAAGAGTCAGCATACACGACCAGAGGGAGGAGGTAATATAACTATTACACAACAGATTGGAGAGGCTAAAACTAAAGAGGCAGGGAAATATTATGATAAGGTAATAAAAGGGAATAATCCTACAGAGGCGCAATTTGTTAGGGGAGCACAAGCAGCTGGGAATATATTAGCAGGGAATACTGCTCCATACTATGACCCTATTACAAAAACAACTAAGGACACTCCAGTATATCAAAATGATGGTAAAGGGAATATAAAGATACTATATGAAGATAAATCTGGTAATATAGTACAATATAAATCAGACCCAAGTATGACTAGAGAGGAGCTAGTAGCAGACTTAGAACAATTTTATTCTTTTAGTAAAGTAAAGAGTGGGGCAGAAGCTGTTGCTACAACTCAAGCAGTAACAGGTAAGTAATAATAAAACAAACAATAAATAATGGAATTACAAGACGGAGAAGATTTCCCTAAAGGAAACACAAAGCACAACGAGAGTGATGTATTACTTTACAATAAGTTGACATCTGAGTTGCCAGATTTAAAAATAGCACCTGTAAAGAATGCAGATGAAATAGATGACAACAATTTCAATTTCTTACAGTATAAGAAAGCTAAGTCTAATTTTGCTGATATGCCTGATGTGGCATTACCTACAGACATAACTCCAGAGCACATGGCAGCAGTTGCCAAAGCTTCATCAAATAGTTATTTTAACAGCTTACTTGACAATGCAAAGGATGATAAAGATGTTAAAAAAAGAGGCTTTAAGAAATTAACATATACTGATGTTATTAATCCAGATGACGAAAGTTATTTAGAACAAAAAAATGCAGATATAATAAGCGAAAAGGCTACTAAATTAGGGAAGTCAGTAGGGATTGACTATATGGAAGCCATACCTACTGCTGGTACCCAACAAAAAAATCCTTTAGCATATACTAATTATGGTCAATTAAATCAAATAAATGAACGACTTACTGAAAAAGCTAATAATAAAAATTTAGCAATTGTAAATTCTAAGATAAAAAAAATAAATGCATCTCTTCCTAAAGAGGAAAGGATGCAAGAATTGACTTCTTTTAAAGAGTATGAATCTCAAGAACCTATAATAAAAGAAAAAGCTAAAAGAGCAGATTTATTAAATACTAAAAAGAGTAATGATATATTTTTAAAAGGAGTAAATGAGGCTGCTAAAAAAAGTGGTATACGTCAGTTCGTAGATATTGCAGATTATAATAAAAACTATGAGCCAGAAACACTAAAAAATATAAATAAGGAAGCAAAGAAAAATGGCACTCGTGAATATACATCGATTGAAGATTATAACAAAAATTTCGAGAAAGAAACACTAAAGAGTATAAATGATAAAGCGAAGAAAAATGGCACTCGTGAATATACGTCACTTGAAGAATACAACAAAAGTGTATCGGTAAAAATAGTACCTAAAAAAATTGTTTATTCTAGGGAAGAACAGAAAAAACAAATAGTAAAAGCTGGTAAAGCTTCTGGTACTATCCCAAAATGGGTATCTGAGAAAGATGCAGTAAAAATGTTATCAAAATATGAGGGGAACTTTACCTCTACTCAGGTTGGGGCTATTGCAGAAACAGCAAGAACATTTAATGAAAATATAACAAAAAAAGAAGCAGCTAGGAAACTAACAAAGCCAGTGCCAAGTTTAAGTGAAACATTACAATTTGGTTTTGCTTCAGTTAATCCTATTAACATAAAAGCTCCAATCCCCCCTCCCCCTGACCAAAGAATCGCCCCTAAGCGTGTATATTCTGAGGAAGATGTAAATATGGCATTTCTTGAATCGGGGAGATTGTCTGGGGTTATCCCAAAAGGATTATCTAATAAAGATGCATTAAAATTAATAGCAGAAAAAAGACTCCAACTTGACCCAAAAACAAAAGATATTATTTCTGAAGCAGTAGTAACATCAAAGGAAAAAAGAAAAGAGATAGCTACTGCTTCACATGAAGAAATATTAAATAATGCAGCATTTAGAACACAAGAGTTATTAAGTGCTGATACTCCAACTCAAAATCTTTATAAGCAAAGTAGAGAAGGTAAGGTTGCGGATATTATCAATAGAATACAAAGCGGCCTTCAAGGAGAGGTAGGCAATGAGACTGTTTCTGAAGCAGAGTGGAAATACCTAAAAGAAGTTGCTCCAAAAGCAGCAGAATCATTATGGAAAGAAATTAATCCTAATAATAGCAATAAATTAAGCGATGTAATTGCTGTCTATAAGGATAAAGAAAAAGCCTATAAAGTTACATCAGCTAACTCTAGGGCAAAGTCAATATTTGCAGCATTGCCTCAAGATTGGCTTGATGAGAATGGGCAAATATCTGAGGCTAGCTTATTGGAGAAGCATAAAGAATTTAATGATAACTATGCTCAATCTCTTATTGCTTTGGAAGGAAAGTATCCTATGCAATATGCTGAAATAAAAACAGCAGATGGGATGCAGAATAGACCAATAGGTAGAGGTTATGTGTATGCGGCAGAAAAAAGAGAATTAGAAAATAGAAGGGCGGAAGTAAATAATATTATTGCAGAAGCTAATGGGGTAATGATTGTTAGACAAGTTGATAAAAAAACTGGGAAACAATTAAGTGCTTTATTAAGCCCAGATGCAATAGGTGAAAAAATATTTAAAGTACAATCACCTGACATATATAAAGTATATGTAAAAGGTGGAAAGACAGACAGAGGTACAAAAGAAGAGATTAAAAGATTAGGTATTAACGCATTATATGCAAGTAATGATAAGAATGCTATTGAGCTAGCGTATGTAGATGAAAGAAAACTAAATGAAACAAGTTTAGATTTAGAAAAAGAGACCTATAATAGGATGGGGGCAGAGATTTATAAGCAAAGTGGTTGGGGAAAATACATAGGCACTCTTATGAGAGATGTAGATGAACTAGATAAGATAGCAGAGCAATTGCCATATCAGAATAGAAAAATGTGGTTTGGGAAATTAAGGGCTATAGAAGAAAATAAAACATTTGGAACTAATATTCCTGTGGGGGGTGCCATAAATAGTGCACTATATGGCTTTGGTAAAACAGCAGCATCTACAGTAAATACATTATCTGGGGCAGTTGGGTTCAGGACTGATAGCGATATAGCAAATGATGCACTTGCTGGACAAGATAATAAATATTCAGTTGTCGGAGAAACAAAAGAAGCTCAAAAAATAAAAGCACAATTAGAATATAAATTAAGTAATAAAGAACAGCTAACATATAGTGAATTACAGAATTTAGAAAATGCAAAAAATTTACTAGGGACTAAGACATTTACATCAAAATTCATAGATAAAGGATTTGAATTAGTAGGTCAAGTTACATTCCAAGCTGTTGTCGCAAGAGGGCTTGGTGGGTTGTCTGCTGGTGCATTAGGGGAGATAGGCTTGCTATCTGAAGCAGGATTGATATCTGAAGAAGCAGCAATTGTTGCTGGGTCTGGAGAATTTGGAACAGCGATGTCAGGAGCAACTACCATAGGTGAAATAGGTGTTAGTAAAACAACTCTTGATACTTTAGCAAATGCTTATGTAGCTTATGCTTCTAGTTTAGACCAAGCAAAACAAGAGGCAGTGTTATTAATGCCAGATAGTAAAGTTAAGCAAGAAATATACGCAAATGTTGTAGGATTATTAAATGCAGCAACAGCACATATATTCCCAGAACAAAAGTTATTTGACCCTTTTAAAAAAGAAATGTCTGCAACTATTACAAATATTGTTAATGATTTATCTGCATCAAAACTTAGTAAGGAAGCATTATCTGGTTACGTTAAAAAAGCATTATTAGCATCGAAGAGTTTTGGCATAGCAGTAATAAAAAATAACCAAAAGGAATCAGCTGAAGAGGTCGCAGGGCAAATAGGTACAAGTATTGCATTAGCAATATTAGCACCAAATAAATTTAATAATAAAGAAGAGTTTGATAAGATTTTAGATACATACGTTCAAACTACAGTAGATGGTACTTTATTATCACTATTTGCTGGAGGGAAAGAATATTTTTCAAATGTAGTAGGAATCCCTTTATTATCAAAAGTAGGTACAGATGAAAATGTATATAATAAAGTAATACAAGGTATTAATTCCCAAGTATCTAATAAAGAAATAAGTGAAGCAGAGGGAGAAGAAAAAAAATATATAGCTAATACGATTAGATATATATATAAAAAATCAATACCTAAAGTTGCTGAACTTTCACCTAATTTAAAAGAAAGAGATATACAGAAGTATGCAATAGTATTAGCAAATGAATACGTTGTTAGAAAAAAGATAGATACCGAATCAGACCCTGTTATAAAAGCTAAATTAGAGGCTCAAGTAAAGGATAGTGAAGCTAAAAGAGAAGCTATAATAGATGAAAAACTAACAACTGTTAATAACTATGAATTAGTTACAATTGAGGAGGCAAATAAGATAGCAAAAGCTGAAGCAGATAATGGCCAAATAGTAATTACTAACGCAGATGGTACTGTAACAACAACGCCTACTAAAACTATAGATGGTGTAGGTACTTATGAGTTTGATAATAAATTATATGTTCAAGATAAAGATGGTAATATAACCTATGAAAATGGTGTTATGGCACCAATAGCAGAGCAAGAAAAGGTTAAAAAAGAAGGATTATTTACTCCGCAGACAGCTACGACTAAAATAGCTGATATAAACAAGGAGTTGGCAACATTGACCATTGGAGCAAACGAGACTAAAGAAGAAATAGATGCAAAGAATGCAAGGAAAGTTGAGTTGCAATCTGAACTTAAAACATTAGAAGCGGAGGTTATTACTGATGCTATTGCTAAAAAAGCTGCTAAAAATGGCACTACAGTTGAATTTGAGACTAAGAAAGCTGATATAGAAAAAAGAAGAAAAGAAGAGCTATCTACCAGCGATTATAAAAAGCAAGTAGGTCTAAATTTCAGTAATGGCAAGTATCAGATAAGTACATTTGATGGAGAAGAGGATAGTTTTTCTCAAGATGTAGAGCTTACAAAAGAAGAGAAAAATGAGTTAAGCAAAATAGATGCAGACTCAAAAGCTGATGGAGATAGCCCTAGCATAGCAGCTAGAAAGGCTGAATTATCTGAAAAAATTATAAATAGGTTGGGCATTTATGGTGTTACAGCTACATCTCCTAATATAATCAATGCTAAGTATGACAAAGAATTAGCTACACTAGAAACTTCTGTTAACCCTGCTGCCATATCTGCATTAAAAGAAGTAGAAGTATTAAGAACTGAAGAGCAAAAAGAACTTGATACTAAAATAGAAAATGCAGAGCAGTATAGAGTAGATGGTAAGGTAGATAGAACTAAGCTTACAAGCGATGCAGATAGAAAGGCGTTTGATGAGGTTTATGCTAAATATGATAAGTTAATTGCCCCATTATTAGAGAAGGCAAAACCTAAGATAAAAACAAAACTAGAGGCTTTACCAACAGGGACAAGAGCTTCTGATGGGGAAGCTGCTAGAAAGGTTCATGCACCTTTATTCTCAGCTGCAAAAAGAGCATTAAAAGTATTAAATCAATTATTCCCTAGTGTAGATATACATTTCCATGATAACAATGAAGATTTCCAAGAAGTTTTGAATGTTACAGCAGGAGGGAAGCCAGCTAGAACTACTCAAGGTAACTTTACATATTCAAAGGATGGTAAAACAATTCGTATTGATATAAATTTAGCTAGTGGGGCTACAACAGAAACGGTTGTACATGAAGCGGCACATGCTATACTATTCAAGGCATTTGGAGATACCCCAAGACTTTTTAAATACTTTAAAAATCAAGTAGCAAGAAATATTGGTTTTACTAAAAGCGCAAAATTAAAAAAGTTTATAAGGAACTATGAAGATATAGAAAAGCCTGAAGAGTACCTTGTACAATTAGGAGCCATTTTAAAAGATGGAGAGAATATAGAGCCTACTGTATTTAGACGTATAGCCGAAGCTATTAATAAGATAGTTTTTAAATATACAGGCGGCAAATTTAAACCGTTTGAAGATGTAAAGAAGAGTAACGATAAAGTTAGATATTTTGCTTCTTTAGTAAATGCCATTAAGACTGGTGATTTAGGCAGCATAGACATTAATTCACAGTCACAATTTAGGAGAAATCAAACGGGTGGTTCCAAGCAATCAAGAGGTGGTATTACTGCAACTGATATGAAGTCTATGACGGTTGCCGACAATGGTGATTTATTATTCTTTCATTACGGTGACATTAAGGGGTCTAAAATAGACGCAAGGAAAGGAACACCAAAAGCATATACAACCGACAAGCGTGTATATACAGCTAACTACTACTACACTAACGAGAGCGATAGAGAAGGAATGGTTGGCGGAAAAGTAAATGTTGTAAGAGTTCCAGCCGATAAAGTATATAATTTTAATAAAGATGTTTTAGGATTATTTGATGAGGCTAAGAAAAACTCAGAGGCTCATTCAAAAGGCCAAGCATTTTCTCCTAATAGACAGGCAGATTTTATTGCTCAATTAGCAGCTAAGAATGGTTTTGATATGGTTGTAGCTAAGTGGGGCAATGGGTACCGTGCTGAGTCTCCTAAGGCTCTTCCTATTGACGCAGCACTAACCAAGCAGATGCGAACCAATGGAAGCCTATCAACTGCCGCTGTAGATGATAAATTAAACCAAGACATATACAATGCAGCTGCATCTAAAGCAAATGGGAATAGTGAGAAGTACAGAAGCGCATTTTATGGGATAAAAAATATTACCGCTAAGGACATTATGGAGCATCCTATTTTGTCAAGAGGTATTCCTAAAAAGTTAGCAGATAAATATAATGGTGGACAGATTAGGTCTAAGCAGAGCTTAAAGGCTGGAGACAAGGTTAAAATAGAAGGGGTAAGTGTAACGATTCCTAGTGAAGTACAGCAGGATTTATTAAAGCAAGAAAGAACCGCAAAGAGTTACTTTGATGAAAAGGTAAGGTTAATGGAACCTTCTCCATTGTCAAAAGAAGAGATTAAGTCTATTTTAAATAGAGATGATATAGCTATACTTACGGGAACAAACCCTGATGGGAATGCTGTTGCCGATAATACTAATAATCTATTAAATAAAAAAGCAGAGGATTGGCTTAAAAGAAATGGGTATACATACCATCAGGTTACTGGGAAGTATGGACAGACAGAGTCGTCATTTCTTGTAGAGGGGATGACAGGTAATGTAGCCTTAGAGTTTGCTAAAATATTCAAGCAAGACAGTGTCCTTCAATCTGAAGGGTTAATATATAGGGAAGGTACTATAGAAAAAAGAATCGCTGATGGTGATGCCTTTGGTCTTGATGTAACAGAGCCAGAAGCCGATTATGTAAGCGCAATAAAAACTAATACTGGTGAGGTTGTAGGTTTCCAATTTGGTCTCGATTTAGGGAATAAGGTGCAATATGAGGTTAAATCTAAGCAGTCTAAAACTGAGGATGCGTTGAAGATTAATAGCATTGAAGATACATACGGAAAATATCACGTAGCTCCTGAATCAGGACATACAAAAATAGATGTCACAGGAAGCGAGCCGATAAAAAAAGGAGAAACATTTGGAACGGTAACCTATTCTAATAAAGAAGAAGGAGATGTTGTAGTGGATTCTTTTTCTATTAATGATATTGATAAATTATCAAAATCGAGTTCAGGATTTATAACAACCGCAATAAACCTTGGAAGAGGATTTATTTATTCTAAACCATCCCCGAAGGAAATAACTGAACAATTATTCGGTAAGGGGAAAAAATACAAAACCCTTTCCGATGAAAACAAAGCAAAAGTAGATAAGGAAAGGGCAAAACAAACCACTAAGTTTAATTTGCCTTGGTCAAATAAAAAAGCAGGAAAAACTCTTTTTAACTATGTAGAGAGATACAGAGACAAGAGACCTAGCGAAAATAAAATAGCAGATGAATTATTTAAAAAGGGTATAGTTAAGGGAGTAAAATACAAAGAACTTTCTGTAGACGACAAAGCAAAGGTAAGAGCCGAAAGGAATGAACAAAGTAAGTCAATAAAGGTTGAACCAAAGCCATCCGATTATTACGATGTAGTTAAAAAGAAATCAAAGGATATAATAAATTCTTTTAAGGAAGAGGTGAAAAATAATCTTCGTGCGTTATATAATAATGTATCTGAAGATTTTAAAGAAACATCAAGACAGTGGTATGATGGAGCAAATAGATTAGCACAGGGTATATCAGAATCGTATGGGATATCTCTTGAGCAATCTGCAGGTATACTTGCTGCTTTAAGTCCTAAGAATAATTGGTTTAATAATATCTCTGCTGCGGAGAGAGTTATACGTGCTTGGGCAGACCATCAGGACACTACTGTCACTAAAGAGATGGTTGCTCGTACTATTGCTTACATGGAACGCAATGGGGACGCTCCGTTTGCAAAAGATATCAGAGCTGTATTCTCTGATACTAAAGGCAAGCCAATCTCTGAACTTGTGGAGGAGTATAAAAAAACTGGTAATGCTAAGGTACTTACTCAGATTGGTATAACAATGAGAATAATTGACCAATCTGAATATAGCCCAGTTGTTTATTCTGTATCACCAGAAGGTTTTATTGATGGAAAATATGGTGTAATTGGTTGGTCAGGTGGAGCAGCATTATCAAATGCTGTAAGTATGCTTATTGACCCTAGTATGGAAAACATAAGTTCAAGACTTGGTAATGGTAACAAAGTTCGTAACTTTTATGGAAACATTGCTGACCCTCAAAATCCTGATTTCTTAACGGCAGATACACACGCATTTGCCGCTGGGCTAATGTTGCCAGCTTCCGCAAACGATGCTCAAGAATTTGGTATTTTTGATGGAGGAATGTCTGTGGAATATGCAATTTTTAAAGATGCATACACAGAAATTGCAAAAGAATTTGGTATCTTGCCAAGAGAATTACAATCAATAACATGGGAAGCTGTAAGAGGTAGTATTAATACCGATAACAGGACACCATCTATGGTGAATGAAATTAATAGAATATCTGAAGAATTTTTAACTAATGGAAAATCAAATGAAAATAGAACAAATGGAATACTCAAAAAATACCCAATCAATTTTTCAAGGGGAGAATGGTCTAACAAACGAGGAATTGAGGCTCAAAAAGGAATTTCTGGGACAGATGGAGGCGTTTCACAAAAAGCCGACACAGGAGGAAGCCCTTCAGTACTTGGAGACTTACGAGGGCAAAACGCCCAAGTGGGTAGCAGAACTGCCACAGTAGGCAGTAATGAAATTAAATCTAAGCAGTCAAGAACTGAAGATGCTAAGTCTGCATACGAAGCTAAGCTTGAGGAGAACTTAGAACAGCTAAGAGATGCTTATGGTAATGCAAGAAAGGCTGATACTGGTGTAAGAAAAATAAAAGAAGATAGCCCTACAAGCGTAGGGAACTTTATAAAAAGATTAATCAACGGAGCAACGCCTGAAGCAGCTGCTGAAGCAAAAGCTAAGTTGGTAGAGATGCAGCGCAAGTATCGTAAAGAGAAAGCTGAAATGAGAGCAATGTTGCCAAGAGAAAGAGGGGTTAATTTTGTAATCGAAAAGATAAGCAGAGCAGCAAGGAATGGTGATATAACACAAGATGAAGCAGATTTAGCTATTGACCTTTTAAGAAAGTCACCTAGTTTATTTGGCGACTTAGCTATTAGTATTACAAGTGGGAATAAAAAAGCTAATGGCGATGGTGTTCAAGGGTGGTATCGTGCCGCAGATGAATTAGTGAAAATATTCAAGAACCCTAAAGACCCGCTAACGGTTACCCATGAACTACTTCACCACACAGAAAGATTTCTTCCGCAAGAAGTAAGGGATGGCATCATAAAAGAATGGCATGCACAAGTACAAAGACAGGCCGCTGATATTGCTAGTAAGCTAAAAACAGAAACAGACACTGACACTAGACAGCAACTAACACAGGCATTGCTTTACTTAGGTCTAGCAGAAGCAAGACAGTTAGAGCCAGACTTTTTTAATGCCATGGCTATGGAGAACATCATGAAGAAGTACTTATCAGACCATACAGACAGTAAGGGTAACTTCAATAAAGGTCTTGGTGATTCTTGGTATCAATTATACAATCCTTCTGAATGGTGGGCGGTTAATGCAAGCAAAATTTTTAGAGACGCAAAAAATAAACCAGAGTTAAAAACTTGGGCAGATAAAGCAAAGGCATTTTATAATTATTTAATTGACAGTATAAAGAAAGTATTTAAAGGCAATCCAATAGCTAACGTAGAGAAAGGTCTAAAAGCAATACTAGAAGGAAATACTCTTGAAAACATGGAAGGCAATATGCTTGCCAACTCAAAACAATCGTTAAACATTAAACAAAAAGAAAGTTTTGAACAGCGGAATTTCCAAGCTGAAGAAGGACAGCAGATATTTTCTAAACAGTCAAAAATTTCTAGCACAGAAGCTACTAAATTAAATGATGAGATAAACTTAAATATTAATAATATTAATAATGGAAAACTGACTAATAAGGAAGCAGTAAAAAATATATTAGATTTAATAACAGGATTATTAAATGATAATAAAATATCTGAGAAGTCTGCTAATTCATTAAAGAAAAGATTTAAAGATATAAATGCAGCTTATAAAAATTCTGTAGATAGATTATTAGAATATGCTAATAAGATATTTAAAGATGGGAAATATGCAGATAAAATATCTGAAATAAAATCTCTTAATAGAGCATTTAAGAAGGCTGCAAAAAATGATAAGATTCCTGTTAAGACTAGACAATTAGCTAGTTTATTTGCTAAGATAAATCCAGAAAGCATATCTGATATTAATGCTCATTTAGATATGGCAAAAAATATTGAAAAGGCAATTAAACAAAGCAAAAGAGAAAATGCAGAAGTAAAACTTAGGACACCTATAAAATTAGATAATGCATTCAAGTATGTTGAAGCAGCTACTAAAGAAGCTAAAGATTATGAAGCAAAAAATCCTCCTTTAATAAAAGTTGTAAATTCATTTAATGATGAAGAAAAAGCATTACAATATATTTCTGATAAATACAAAGAGTTTCAAGATGCTATAAAAAATATTATTTCAAATGTAGTATTAACAGATGCAGAGATGGCTCAATTGAAAAACTTCTTGAAGTTATCTATTGATGATTTTGAGACTATGGAGGAGAAGACATCGGCAGTAGAAGCACTTGAGCACTTTGCGACCAATGAGGATATGGGTAAGATACCATTCCTTTTAAACAACCAGCAGGTAAATGCAAATATCAAAAAAGGGGTAGAAGTAATATTGCCTAAACTTAAATCAGTTAGTTTAATGTGGTTTAGTGAACAGAAAGCTAAGATAAGAGGTTGGGTTTATAATAAATTCCTGTATGGTAATACTATTGATTATAATAAGGAACTAGCATACTTCATGAATCAATCGATTAGAAGAATAGATAATCTAATTGGTAATTTAAAAACCTATGAGGTATTTGACAATACATTTAAGGCAATGGCCAGTGGGTATTCTAAATACATATTTAAAATAAAGTCAATGGATGCTGATGTTATCTTCCAAAAAGTATTATCATCATTTAATGGAGATATGGAACAAGCGGTGAAGCATTGCTATAAGATGACAATGTACAAGCTACAACTAGAGTATGAATCTAACATTGGCAACATAGAAGTAATACCTGCAATAAAACATCTTAATGAAACATTGAAATCTGGTAATTTAACTAAAAAAGATAAGGCTGAATTAAGAAAATTAATTGATGAATTTTCTACAATAGATGCGACTACTGGGGAGCAGAATATAGATACAACTAAAATATGGGATAGTTTTAATGAAGTTGAACAACAAGCAGCTGTATCACTTGCTGAACACTATGCAAAGCTAACACCATACGCTCAACATGTTGCGGTATCTCTTAGGAATGTTCCATTTAACCCAAGAGCAAATTACATGATGTTAAATGTTGTAAGTACTAGTCAATCTTTATCTGCTTTACCTCCAAGCGCTTCACAGGTTCTAACAGGTAGGGGGTCTACTGAAGCACAGACTATTAACCCAAGAGACGGAAACCCTCATCCAATTTCTCTCGACCCGTATAATACATTCAATACTGCAAATAGAGATATTATGATGGACTATTGTTTATTGAATCCAATTAAAACTGTTGAGGCTATATTTGAGAAGTTAGTAGAAGATACAGCTGGGGATAAGCAAGCTAATGATGCTGCTAAATCACTACAGCTTATTTTTAAAGAAATAACACAGTCTGTTATAAACAGAAGCATTGTAAATTCAGATAAAATAACAGATGGTATCATTAGTTATATAAAGAAAGTTGGTGCTAGGTATATGCTTTCTAGACCAACAAAAGCCACAGGGGAGTTTGGTGGTAACTTATCGTATGCTATTACTAGGTATGGCGAAAATCTAATTGAAGGAATGAAAAATAATTCCCTTCAGAGAAACTTTAAGTTGACAACAGTGATGGAAGTATTAAACAGTTATAGTCTTGATAGATTGTATCCACATAAAGGTGAGTCTGGAGCATTCTTAGACCCAAATAGCTTTGATATAGATGTAAGAGATAAGAAACACTTCATTGATGGATTTAGTAATGCTACGCAAATAGCATATTATAATTCTTTATTGAAGGCGCAAAAAGGCGGAGAGTCTATTTCTGATGCATTGATGTCAGTCCCAGATTTATCTATTGGTAGATTTGCTTGGGAAGGAACATTTAGATTAACATTTAAGAAAGAGACTGGATTGGATATCGATATGGATAAAATAGCAGCAAAAGATTATGATTATTTAGAGAAATATAAAGATGAATTAGAGAAAGCTACAACAGAAGCCGACAGAGTTGTTGCAGAGATTGCTAATACAAGAAACCCATTTGTAGGTATTGCTAAAGAGGGCGCTTGGAGAGGAAAGATGTCAGAAATATTAATAATTAATAACTATATGACATCATTTACAAAAACAGAAAATCAAAATGGTATTGATGCGGCTTATGCAGTAGCCTATGGTGGTAAAATAAGTAGAATTGATGGCATTAGAACAATAGCAGCAATACTAGTTCGTAGTGGGGTGTATAATGTTGTAAAATATAAAGCTCAGTTAGCTTTATTAGCTATAGGATATGGACTTCTTAATGCCATAAAAGGTGGTGATGATTCAGAAGAAAAACGTAGAAGAAGAGCTAGAGGTATATTAAAATACAATACAGTTGAGAATCCTGAAATTCAAGGAAGCATTACAGGCATAAAGGATGCTGTAACTATGGGCAATGCTATACAAACATACGATAGCGCATGGTTAAAAAAGGCAAATCAATATGTAGCTCCAGAAGAATCAGCTTCACATTCATTTATGAAAGGCATGGCTCAGGCAGGTGCAGGTATTATATTAGGAAGAAGTTCTGGAGGATTTTATAATAGCTTAGTTACTGCTCCACTTGTTGAATACGCTAATGAAAAGTATATACATCCAGCAATATCATCTGACCCTTACAATAAGTATAGAGACGGTATAATGTACTCAAAAGTATATGACCCTAATAGACAAGACCCAGAACTTAATTTTATAGTAGATAACTCTGGAGCATTTCAGCCATTCATGAGAGCCTCAATATCAGCAGTAAGAACTTTTTATGATAGGTATGGTAGTGAGCTTGCTAAGGTTGAGAAGAAAATAGAAGACCACGAAAGAGGCGTATCTATGACAAGAGAGGATGCTACAAAGGATAAGTACTATGAATTAGTTAAAAGAAGAGATGCCTTGAAAGAAAAAGAAAAATCAATGAAAAGCATGACTTTGAAAAATATAATTGTCGGTGTAGGTACATCAACTGGAATATTGCCAGCAGGGAAAGATATTGATTTTGTTGGAGATAAGATTCTTAAAGATGAATCAGTGCCGAAAGATTGGAATGAAATAGTAGAGAAGTTTAAGGATTCACGAAACTATGATGAGGGGACAATGAATCGTAGAAATAGAAACTACAAAGACATGGTTCTCCCAGAAGTATATCAACAACATGTATCACAAGGATATCCAATACCAGCGAAGAAGCCTTAGGGTTTCTTTGCTTGGTATCTTTCTGATAGTGTGGTTAGTTTCTTTTGCAGGATAGATATTGACTTCAACAATGACTTGTCATCCATGTCTGCTAATGACTCGTATATACAGTCAGTGCTTGCATTAATCTCTGCCATCTCTGCGTTTACCCAGTTGATAAATTTGTCCATGTGTTTATTCATACTACAAAATTATCTCTTTATTATAAATGTTTGCATATCCTTTTGGTAAAATTATGTTATTAAGCTTTATTGCCTCTTTGAATAGATAGGCAAAGTATCTCCTATCATATGTCTTCCTTGACGTTCCAAATGGTGACAATAGGAATGTTATATGCGGATGTTTTTTAGCGAAAGAAATAAATCTTTTGATATGCTTCTTCACAATCATAGGGTGTAGCCTATGGAACCTATGGGTAGAGTATGTAGGTATCCCATATCCTCTGCCCGATAGTTTGTTTATGGCACCGTATGCTACACCGTATGATATGGCCTTTATGCCTTGTGGGAGGTCGTGGTTACCATCGTTGTCTGTCTCGAACACCAGCACCTCTGAGTTCTTTAGCCTGCGTATTTCTTTTGGTAGTATCCTGCTTGCTGGTATTATCATACCTCCCTACTGATTAAGTCTGATTTAAAAATGTTTGTGGTAAGCGTGTTCCATAGTGGCTTATTAAAGTGCCTTAGGTTGATACATGCACCAATCGTGCTAAGGCTATCTATACCTACGATTACCATTGCCTTAAACAAGTCGTGACAATTATTCACGGCATCAATTAGGTTTACTTGCGATTGGCCATACTTATTAAACTTTAAATAGAATGTTTCTAAGACTGGCCTGAGTTGCTTTAGCTTTACCTTCAATTCTTTCTGAACCAATGGCTTGCCGAATACTGTAACCCTTTCGTCTCCCATTAAGTCTAGCGTTGCCTCTAGTGCTAACGCTTGGATGTATGCCAGCTGTAAAATCTTATCTCTGTTTGTTTCATCAAACTGTGCCTCTGGTATTTCTACTTCTCTTAACATGTAGGTACTGGGTGTGGTGTTAGTGTTATGCTTTTACTTCTTACCATTAAGTAAGAATTTATTTTTTCTTTAGCTGCAAAATACAATGCAGACTCTGATGGCTGCATATCCCTAGTGCTGATAAAGTCATCCATAGTTTGAACTCCGTGTATAATACTTGAGTGGTGTCTTCCGCCTAGCATCATGCCAATAGTCGCAAGACTATCATTTGTATACTCCCTTGCAAGCTTCATCATCGCAAATCTAGGGTATATTATTTCTTGTTTCCTAGATGAGCCGATTATTTTCTCTATTGGCTCGTTAGATAGTTCGCTAACTATCTCTAATATTCTTTCTGATGTTATCATATTTTAGTTTATGTTTAGGTTAATACTGCTTATGTGAATACACGCTGCTGATAGTAGTAGTGCAATAACTATTACTATTGCTTCTTTATGGCTTCTCATTTAATTTAATTTATATTTAGTTCTTAATTCTTTTTGCCACTCTGGGTAGTTATGTATACCACTATATACTGTTACTGCGTCTTCTGTTATTGTTACATGCTTAGATATATGCTCTATCGCTAAGTAGACATGATACACGCTGTAGCAAATAAAGTAAACAATGTTATGGCTTGACATCTCTGGGAGTGTTACCTTTTGGTATTCAGTAAGCCTACCATTTGGCATCTTTAACTCTAGTCCAAAAAAGAAAGATGTATTATTAAAAAAAGCAGAATTATCTGGAAGTCCATTTTTAGATGCGAAGTGTATCCACCTCCCATCCTTAAACATCTTTCCGCTATTCTGTCTCCACCAATAGTACCCAGTCTTTTTAAGGAAGTTGTTTACATCCTCCTGAAGCTCTGACTCATCTCTGTAAATTTTACCTTCATATAAGTCAAGCAAAGATGATATCTTTTTTAGATATATAAGTTTTTCTTTTGTTATACTGTTTTTTATTTCAGCTACATTGTCTTCTATGCTCTTAATCCCAATCTCTCTATCTATAACCCTTCCAAGCTGCTTCTTATGCTTAAACTCCTTACGCTTGTCTGGCATGTCATGCTCTTCGACATTCCCACAGAAATCTAATAGAATGCAGTCTTTCTTCCCATCGCTTAACCTGATGCCTCTACCAGCACATTGAATGTATTTACGCCATGATTTAGTACCCATCGCTAGGATTACACACGATATCGTTGGCTCATCAAACCCAGCGGTAAGTATCTCGATACTGAACACACCTTTTATCTTTCCTTGCTTCAGCTGTTTTAATATTAATGCTCTATCAGTGTCGTTGGTTTCAGATGTTATAACAGCAGATGGTACCCCAAAGGAATTAAACATAGAGCATAAATCAATGCAATGTTTTTTATTAACCCCGAAGCCAACAAACTTTCTACCTGATGCGTATTCCAAATAGTTTGAAAGTATACTATTATTGATGTCATCCTTATTGATAACGCCCTCTAACTCTTCTGCGTTATAATCTGAGCCGCTTACTTTAACGCTGCTTAAATCAATCCTAAATGGTGCTAATACAACGAATGGAGTAAGCCAACCCAGAGATATTAAGTCTCCTGTTTGGTACTTACTTACAATCGAGTCAAACCCTTCTAGCAAATACCCATCAGATGTAACTGGCGTTGCAGATAGGCCAATAAATATAGCATTCGGAAACCTATCAAACAAAGACTGCGTTAAGTTACCTTCGTAGGAGTAGTGAACCTCATCTATTATCACAATGTCTGGGGCATCTATATCCGTATCAATCACCGTCTGTAGTGTTGCAACTAAGCATTTGTAATTTTCATGCTCTTTAGTTGAACCTTGTAGGTAAGATACTGGTAAGCTACCGAATACATCTCTTGACTGTTGTGCTAATTGTATTCTATGGTTAGTAAATAATACTCGCTTACCTTTCTTAACAGCTCCATCTATCATTGAGTAGCTTATAATAGTCTTCCCAAACCCAGTTGGCGCATGTACCAATATCTTTTTGTCTCCAGCAGATATCCTTTCCCTTATTAGGTTCAGGATATCTACTTGCGGCTCTCTTAAATTATACATAGATTAATTATTAAATATTATGTGTCTACCTAGATGGTCTCTTGACTCTGTAGGTTCTTTTTTGTATTTGAATATAGCGAATACACTGAGCCACTTATAGAATTTTTGTTGCGATAAACTTTGTCTACCTCTAACAGAAAAGTCTGGGTACTCTTCAACGAAATTATTGAACAGCTGTGACTTACTAATTTTTATATTAGGTATGATTGGGTCTAGTGCATCGTCTCTTAATTTATCCATAATCCACTCGTAAAATGAATGGTCTGTCTCCGATATAAACTTTCTTGTCTCGATATTATTAAAGCTGCTTGTTACAAGACCTCTAGTTAAGAATAGTTGTAAACAACCTATCATATAGTTATCAAACTTAATCCAGTCTTCTTTATCCCAACTAGCAAATAACATCCTACCAAAGTCTTGCTCAGGGGTAAACGACATGTTATAAAACTGTTTGAACTCTAACTCCCATCTTCTTCTGTTATTAGAATTACCATTACCCTTGATTGCATAGTTTGTGGTTATGATAATCTTAGGTGACTTATCCATTGGTATCTTAATGGCATCTTTATTTTTCTTCTCCAACGTAATACCCTCTGTAACAATACTAAACAGTCTTTCAAACTCAAAGTTTTTTCTTACATCATCGAATATTAGTAGCTGCGTATCTGCGCTTACTAATTGGTATGGGAATGTTTTATCGAACGCAAACGCCTTACCATCTATAACTACACCCTTCTTCATCTTGTTTAATGCAGCAACAAAGATACCTTTACCAGTACCGCCTTCTGGATGCTCACTGATAACTTCATCATTGATTATCACAGCAGGGCAGTATCCTAAACTCTTATGGCTGTGTAACAAAAATCCTATGGTTGATTTTATAGATGACTCTCTGTCGTCTCCACCTGAAATATTTGAAATAAACCTTCGATAGTCACAGTCAACATCTTCGCTTATAAAGAAGTCTCTGTCTATTATCTGCTCCTTCCATACATGGCTCCCTAAGTCTATGTAGTCAATTATATCAATTGAGTTTTTCCCTATTTTTGTAACGCAGTTTTTAAAGTATAGGAATGCGTAGTCTTTGGTATCCTTAGCAAACTCTGGTCTAATCGTAGCAATCATGTTAAGGAAGTCATCCTTAAAGAACCTTGTGTTGTCGGCAAAGTAGTTGTAGATAGACATATCCTTTCTATTCATCAAATAGGCAAGAATAAAGTCTTTTATTTCATCCTCAGAGGAGTTGTATAGTATGTTATTGATAAGCCTTACATACACATAGTTGTTGCTCCCATCAGGATAGTACTTGAAGAACCCATTCTCTTCGATGAAGCTCTTGAATAGGTTGTGCGTAATCTTTAGTGCACCCTTGTCTGTCTTAGACCAGAACACATTGCACTCCTTCTCAGCCGTTTCGATTACGTTGTTAATCTCCTCATCAGAAATGTCAGCCTCTTGTAACTTAGCTCTAACCTCTTTCTTTGGAGCACCACTGTCTAAGATAGCCTTTACTTCGTTTACCTTTTTTGTGTCCTCAAAGAACTTGGTGTTGTTTACATCCGTCTTCCTATATGCGCTCGTAATGGTTGACTTTATCTCAGCGATAGAGAAGTCTTGTTGAGTATAGTTGCCCATCGCATACTCAGCTAGACTCTTATCTATGCCAAACTCATTAAACGCCATCGCTAGAATGTAGATGTTTTTATTACGCTCTCCCTTGACTAATCCGTACTCTCTCTCCCACCATATCTTTAGCCTCCTGATAATCTCCGAAGAGTCATTTAACCTTATTGACTGGCTGTCACTTGTATGGACTGCGTATTCTTTTTCTGCTTGTTCCTCCCATACACTGCTGTTTTGGTTTATGTGAATGTTTGGGTCATACGACTCGTAACATACCCTAGATATGTTGCAGCTAGACACATCAAAGTTATGGCTATTGTAGTGTCGTTTTAGCGCATTGAAATACAACTTGTGGTTCTCTATGTCCTTTGGTATCCTGACGAGAACCTTGAGCCCATCACCACTAGGAGAGACGAACACGGAGAATGTATACGCATCCTCCTTTAGTTCCTCCATGTACATTTCTAGTGCCAGTGTAGACTCAAAGTTATCGAAGTCAAGACATACAAATCCGCTGTGAGCCGTTACCGACTTATCGTTCCGTTTAGTAAACTCTCCGCAGAAGCAAATGGCAGGTAATCCTTTTTTTAATAAGTCCCTGACCTCTTTATCTGCTTCGGCTCTAATTTTTTCTACCAAATCTTTCGACTTGCCAGATTTAATTCTATCCAAAACATCCTCGACATTTCTGTAAAAAGGCGTAGACGTGTCACTTAATGTTTTGAATATAGTTACCATTGTAGTTCGTTTATTTTGTTTATTAAAATTTCTGCGTAATTGCCTTTTATAATGAATGCATATTCATCTGTCTTAAATAGGATATAGTTAGTAGTACTTATCTTCGTAACTAACACGTCTAGGTTTAACTCTTGTGCTAATCTTTCTACGATGGAGACTACCTGCTGAGACCTCTTCGCTGATATTCTCTTTATTTTTAATTCTAAACTCATTTTTAATTCTGTTGTTTAATAAGTTAATTTTTACAGCCAGCTCCATCTTAGCCAGTCGTCTATTTGTTGACAGACCTATTATCGGACACTTCATCCATCCGTCTTGGTAGATGTATGTGTGGTATCCGTTGTCGTTTATGTAGTCGACAACCAAGATACTCTCAATGTCTTTATAGCTTACCACACTCTATCTCTCCTAAAATGTAACCAATGTTTTTTAGCTGCCTTCTCATCTTTGGGATGTTAGACTCTGACATAAACTTAGCCTTTCTGTTCTCTATCTTTACGGCAGGGTTGCATATCCAAGAAAGCCAATACTCATAGCTGTTTAGCTCTGCGTTTATCTTTCTGTTAAGCTTCTCTATCTCCAATCGTAACTTAGACTCATCAGGCTCTGTTAGCATATACATCCTTAGCTCTCTCAGGAGCATTAGTGTTCTGTACGAATTGTTGTCATCTTGCGCAGTTTTTTCTAGCTCAGATATATCTGAATCAATTTTATCTAAACTAATCATTGTTTATTAATTTTATTAATGTTAGCAAGGACTCATTGTTTATGGTATCAAAATCTATAGTCACACCAGTGTCAACTTCCCCTTTAAATATTTTGTTTTGCTTAAATGTAAGCCCATTTTTTATTAATAGCTTTTCTCTACTATCAACCTGCTTGTCCATTGCCCATGTTAGAATCCTTTCAAACTGCTCAGAGCTGTATGTTGAGTAGTCTATACCCTTCTTATCGTCAGGTATAGACTCCCAATATACGTTTAGCAGTTTCCTCCTAGAATGGTAAGTCTGCGTCATCATTACCTTGCTGATTATTGCTAGCAGGTGCACTAGAGCCTTGTGTCTCTTCGTACTTTGTTACCTTGCCATCAGTCCAGAACACTCGACCATTACCATAGTACTTTCTAGGCTCTTTCGCCTTAGACTCTTCTGCTGATTGCTTCTGGAACACCGATACGTTGTTCCCATTTAAAGGTGCATCGTTTACAGACATGGTTAGGGCTAAGTACTTGCCATCCTTTAATGACGCTCTGTCTATCTTTGAGCAGTCGATTGAAAATGATATTAAACTTGACATTTTATTTATGGCTTTTTAAAGTAGCCGAACTTTTAAGGGTTGTAAAATTAATTGTTTTTTCTTGATAACAAATTAAATTATGTTATTTTATTGTTTCTCTAGCTGCTCTATTCTAGCTTTTAGTGCTCTAATCGTTTTAGTTACAGCATAATCATATACCCATCTCGGGTCGTTTATGTTCTCCAACTCTATTGCTATCCTTTCATTCATGTTCAGGTCGTACAGCATTGAATCAGCGTCTTGGTTTATAAAGTCATCTAACTTTATTGTTCTTAGGTCTCCCCAGTTTTGTACCAATACGATATTCCCTTGCTCGTATTGCTCTATTATTTTATCTTTCATCATTTTATTTGTTTTTAAATTGTTTGTTATAATATTGTTCTGCGTATGCAAATGGGGGTATTTGTTGTCTATAGTTATATGCATCCATTATCTGCTCTTTCTCCATTTCCATTGCTCTTATAAAGGCAGTGGTGTTTTTAATGTCTGCATGACCATAGTACCTTTCAAGCTGTGTAGTCAACCAATCTACTGCTGTAATTTTCATCTTATTTGTTTTAAAGTATTTCGTTAATATAATATTGTTCAACATCATCTGTCTTATTCTCTCCGAAGAAACGCTCATACACAGTCATCGCTTCTAAAACCTTCTGCTTACCCATCGATAAGAAATCTTCGCTAGGAGTAAACATCCCCATCCTATTTGTTACCTTCTCGATTACTAGGAAGACCAAAGGCTTCTTGAATAGCTCGCCATAGATGTATGCCTGAGAGTCATAGTTGTACTCCTTAGCACTCCACTTGAACTTATCTATGTTGGTCGTTGTCTTGATGTCGTATAAACATTTAGCACCAACAATATCAGCCTTACCCTTCCACGGTAACCCAAATAGCTCACCTACATTTGGCACCTCGTATTGATTTCCGTCTGCATAGATTAGGTTATAGAAGTCCATGTTACCCATCAGCGCATCCTTCATTGACTCAGCCTCTTCTGCTTCTTTGTTTAGTATGCCTATTACCTTGCCACCATTCGTAGCATCCTTATAGATGTTTGTTGTTCTAGTGGATGAGTATACTATTAGGCACTCCTTAGCCTTCTCAGGCTCTAATACAAGCTTGTGGAAGTAGCTACCAATAGCCATCGCTGTGGTAGTCTCTTGCTCTTGCTTAAACATTCTAGGGTTCTTCAATAAGTCCCCAATGTCTGAGTTACTAAGGTATGTCTTACCAATACCGCTGTAGTACTCGTTGTCGTCTTTTAATTTTTCTATTACTGATTGCATAGCTCTGTTATTTTGTTTTTAGCTGCATCTGTCAATGCACTCTTGGTTGACAATAATTCGATTAA